CTCTCGGAACTCGTTGACATATTTGTCACGGTCGTCAATCAGAAGTCCTTGTTTTCCGTTCCAAACTCCGTAGGGTTTCTTGCTGTCAGACAAGTTAACTTTTTCAACTGGAACACCCAGTTCTCGCTCAACCCAGATTCGCTTGCCGACTTTGGAACCTTCAGCCATCGGGGCAGACAAAATCTCCAACCCTGGGATATCTTTGATGTAATCCCACAGTTCTTTGCCGCCACGCTCCCAGCCAAGATTAGCCCAGAGGTCAACGTTGTCCTCAACCATCCGGTACATCAAGTCTCGGATTCGCTTGTTGCGTCCGAGGCTGCCCTCTTGGTCAGAACGGGCAATATGCCACCTGTTGATTTCTACGTCCCAGCCGCCAAGTTCTCTGGCTGCTGCTCGGGCAAGTTTGTAGAGTTTGTAATCAGGGCTGCCAGAGCCTTTCAAGGCTTTGTACTTTTCCTGATTGTTCGCAATTTCTTGGAACTTCTCGTTCATATATTCTAGAACGCCGCCCTCAAAGTTGACGAGGACGCCATCCATATCGCTAAAGACTTGGTAACTCATAGGAGCACCTCCCTTCAATATGATAATACCACTAGTTTTTAAGAAGTCAAGAAGTTTATTTCTTCTTCTTTGCTTTTTCTTTTTGTATGTTTGTGGCGATGGCGTATGCTGCTCTTTCGCCCTCTTCTTTGCCGTATTGTTTTTTGGTGCTTTTCATTATCTCTTTAGCATCATCATCACGACCCTTGATTTGTTTCTTGGTAAGTTTCGCCTCTCCCATAACATGGTCGTATTCAAGATAATGCTTGACTGCACCGATGTAGTCTGCTATCTTGGTCATCTTGCTTTGAATCCAAGCCGGGAACTCGTCGCCGTCTTCTATCATGTCAAAGATGGCTGTGGCGTATTCTGCTGTCTTAAACATTTGGCGCTTGGCCATGCTGCCCTCATGATCCTCTTCGTGATGATGACTTGGTTGAGCTTCCATGTCAATGGACTGCATGTCTCCACACATCTCATTTATCTGTTCTTTGATTAATTGTCGAATTGTTTCTTCAGATAACTTCATGCAATAAATAGTATGCTAATCAACTAAAACTATCTTTTCTGACAAGAATCCCTCATTGTTTTCATTTCGCAAAAGGAACTCTCCAGCCCTAGCAATTACCACAGCATCGGCACGATCATCTGTTCCCTTTTTAAAGTTCCTGCCCCCACGAGCCATCTCATATTTAAACGCTGTTTTCTCTTTTTCAATCACCGCCTCAACAACCATCTTTTTTCGCTGCGGTCCTTTGGTGCTTCGAGGAAACGATAGCCCATATAAAGATCTGGCCGTGTTGACGTTGATATATGTCGGTGGCATCTCAAAACAATCAAAACATATCCAAGACACAATGCCGTTAAATTTCGCTAGTTTAATAATTGTGTCTGCTCTAGATTTGCCTGGTAAAAACTTTTTGAGTGCTGTCTCAATAAAAACATTCTCTATGTTATACTCGGAGCGTATAGTATACAAGGATGCTCCAATAAATTCAGCTTTGTCAAAGAGCGTCTCTAGCTTTGATATATCCCAGCCATCGGACAAAACCAACTTCTTTGTTCTTGGGTCTATAACAGCAACACCAACCATGGTGGTTGAAATATCTAAACCTAATATCATAATATCGATTATATTACAAGTCTATTTTTAATTTAAATGTATAGGAATCAGTTTCTTTTTTCAAGACCGGATTGGCTAATTTAGCAATACCAATTAGGTTTTTATCGCTATCGTAAATTCCTACTTTGCTTATGAACACTTGCTTTTCAAACTGTTCTTGGTTGTCTCCAATGTTGCAGTATTCATTTTGAGAAGTGTTTTTTATTTGTATTTCACGAGGTTCAACGTAGCTGCCGCTGCCAGCAAAAATTTGTTCTCTCCAATTTTTATAAGAAGAAGATACCCAAGTTGGATTATTTGAATTATTAAAATCACCTGCTGACGCATTTGCAAACATTGTCATAGTCGGAATATTATTCGTACCCCTAAACCTTATATTAAATAAACTAGCAGATGGATAAGCTGGATAGTCGTTTACCGCAGAAGAGGTATTATAGGATCCAAAATAAGTCCACCTTGGTTTAACCTGTGCTGGGGGACCTTCGCCATTTAAAGTTAGTTGTCCGTCGTAAGAATCAGTCACATCATCAGAACTTGCCATTATTGGGGTTGTGCTTGTAAGGATGATAAAACCCTCATTATACAATACAACACCTACTGTCGATCCAGATGTATCATTCATAGTTGATATTAGTTCACCATTTTGTCTCTCATCTATTGCCACATCAATAAGCGAACCTGTATAATAGTACTCTAGGCGAACAGACCCTTTTTCTATTCCCGCATCATAAAAAATAGATGGTATACTTACAAGACTCAAAGCACCAGTCAGGAATGGTTTATGTAGTCCAGTTGCCTCTGGAACGCTCGAAGAGTACTCAAACGCAGGAGAATATATTTTATAACTGTCAAGTACATTTCGCAGCGCTATGATCCTTTTACTCGCAGAAAAATAAATATCCGTTGATTGATACCCAGGGTCCTGAAATCCTACTTGGACTCGGTTCCACAAGGGGGCACCCGGAGTTGGTCCGTTGTCCAGTGCATTTCCGCCATTAATCGTTGTTGTCCAACCCCTATATGGTTTGGGGGCTCCTGGGTGGACAAGGTATTGTGCCCCGTTTGCGGCTTCTGCCCTCCAGGGTGTAATTCTTGCCGGAATGTACTCCCTGGAAATAGAAGACGTATAGGGATAAGAACTTGTCATAACTGTCCCAGGTGGGAGGCGATTGTATTCAGTTAAAGACATGCCCCTAAATCTGTGCCCAGTGTTATTCTTTATGACAATAGGAGTTATACGATGATAAGAGGAAGATGCCAAAGCAGGGTTTATGGATCTTAATAATTGTCCTGACCTGCCACCAAATATTCCGTCTTGCCACGGGACTCTTGCTTGAGACTGATCTCCATAATCGTAATACGATGCCGAGTGATTAACTATGTTTAACTCAAAAGCATTTAGAAACGATGATGTAGTATCAGTATTAACGTATGAAGAGGTAATAATCAAATCACCGTCATAACGATGATTATTGATAATGTGGCTACCAGAATATAATGTTATTGAGTATTCAGGATGCGTTCGCAACCTGTTAATAAAGATATCGTCTGTACCAAATCGGCGGAGGTAGGACATGCTATCCCCCCACTAGTAATCTAGCCTGACCCTCAGAGTAAACTCATTCGAAGGCGTCTTCTTCAGAGGTTCGCTGAGTTTTGCTACAGCCAACAACTCGTTGTCTGGACTGTAAAGACCGACCGTTGTCATGTATGTCAAAGGCTCATCTTCGGCTTCTTCTTTTACTCTAACCTGACTAGAAGACAGATAGGTTGGGTTGCTACTATAATTAAACTCGTTAGCGTTTGCTCGGCAGAAATATATGCTTGAGTTAAGTTCTGTAGTATTTGTAAAATAAATATCCTGTATTCTTGATCTCAAAGCATCTGCGGTGCCACTAATTGATGCACTGTGCAGAGTGTCGTTTATGTCGTAGTAAGAACTACTGATAAAAACAAATTTGCCGCCGGTATTGGCGGCCAAATTACCACCCCATGTTTGCATAGTAATATCATTAAGCAAACCGCCGCTATCCTGCGTCTTGAATAGAGAAGAGGAGAGCAACACTATACCAGCTTGGTAATAAATCAAACCAACCGGAACCGACACACCAAGAGGAATGTTCAATCCTGGGTCCAATACTCGGCGAGTTTGAGCGGTGTTAGAGGATGTGACATAGAGAATATTATACTCGCCAGCGGGAGAGTTAGTCTTGAAAGAATCTGATCCGCTGATGTCTTGTATAAGAACTGTGTCGGCTGTACTAGAAGCGAGAGGCAATGTGCCAGTCGGATCCATGTTTAGTTGCATTCTAAAAGTGCCTTTTTGAATTTCATCTTTTGCCAACAGTCTTGAGAAATTCAAGAATAAGCAATCTTTGAATTTTAATCCAGATGAAAGTTCACCATCTTGATCAAATTCTCTAATACTACCAGTGACATCATGTCCTGCTAAAATTTGAGCCATTTGATTATATATTTGAACTTTCTGCACGCCCTGTATCGTGGTCGAAGAAGACTGTGGAGAGGTTGGCGAAAGACCAGTCGTAAGGTCAAATATGTGATTAGCAGACGAACTTAAATATGGATAATCATAAACTGATTGAAACATTCCATGAGCATAGTTCTTAATGTTGTCGTCCTCATACGTTCCCGAAGAAATAGTCCCCGTTAGTGGAATAGCCTCATGCAACATAGTGCGGGCTGATGTAATATCTGCTGGATCTAGTGTCTTAAATGACGTTGCCATGTTATCTCCTCTTATACCTTCTTAAGATATCGAACAGGGATATCCAAACGGTATCCGGTTTCAAACCCGGTTATTCTAATTGTTGAATCAATAAATCTAAATGAGTCGCCCGTAGCATTAACGTAGCCCGTAGCTGTCGTTCCACCAAGTCTAGTAAAAAGAACGTTACTTGTAGAAATACTGTCGCTAGCAAGAATTCTAAATGCCAAGCGGCTACCATATCTACCGCCGTTGGCGTCTCCAATCACGGAGAAAGAATCTGATGGACTCTCTGGGTTGTCCGACACATTATAAGGCGGCACACCAGGGGCGTCGCCGTCGGGTGTCGCAAAGTATGACGAGTTAGATTCTAGGGCAAAGAAGTAGCTTGCGATGTTGTCATCGTCAATAAAGCTTGGTCTTGCAACTGTTGTTCCGTCAAGCGACAAGATTTGTCCTAAACGGTTGTCCATTTCCACCAAGTATCTTGTTTCCTTAAGAGGGTCACCAGCATTTAATTTTTGCACACTAAGATCTGTATTGTTTAGTCCTTGATCAACACAAACAAATTGCCCTGCGGTAGCAAAAGTTCTATTGCCACGGATAATGCCTATTTGAGTTCTAAACGGCGATGTAGTGGCCGCAGAAGTCTTAAAGGTGTCTGGGTCAGATGTGGTGTAATCTGCCGTAATAAGGTAGCCACCAACAGGAATATTGCTGAATGCTGTGGTGTTCTTGTCAACTGTTTTAGAAATAATATCATTGTTAAGGAGAACCGGAAGATAGAGCAGGTCCGGTCTCGAATAGGTTACAAGTTTGTGATTTAAAATCGATGTATTATTAGTAAAGGCTTCTAGGACTGGGGTCTGAAGAATGTTTACATCATAATATGCCGAGCCGCTAGGGTGTCTTCCTTCTGCGCTGTTGGCATTTCGATACAAAGAGTAGTCTATCTCATCATCACTAAAAGCATACTTTGCAATCCTAAAACTGCCATCTCCAGCAGCCAGGCGTTTTCTTCCTGTGTCGGTCAGAACCGCATCAAGAATAATGTCTCCACTGTTATCTAAAAATGCCATTTATAAATCCTCGCTTTTTTTGGCTCCTAGTAAATAGTATCCTTTTTGTGTTTTTAAATATTTGTATCACTTGATCGTTTAATCTTGTTCTTCGTTAATATTAAAGTTTATCACCAAATCAATTTTCTTCCCAGTGTCCTTTGAGGTTAGGCGAACAACAAACTTCTCAACCTTTTCCCCGTTACTGTCAGCTATACACCTATTACCGTTCACAAGACTTCTAGAACTAAAACTTGGGGGCTCATCTTCCACAGATTCCTGTATTGGCAATTTTTGAATGTCTGCTGCTGATATTTCTAAAAACCTAATCAAAGACTTGGTTTCTTTTTTTCCTGATCTGACTTCTGGTTCGTAAATTTTTATCTCCGGAATAAACAGTCCTTTATCCGAAATCATTTGCACTTCATAAACTTCAGATGGAAATGAATATTTGTTGTGAACATCTATACATTTGAAAACATAGTAATACTTTGTATTCGGCTTTAGGTCGTCTATAAAATCGTAAGATGCGACAGCCTGTATAGGTGGGGCGTCGGGGCGAGTACTTATTATCCTATAAGGCGCTTTGCCGATGAACTCTCTATACATGTCTACTGGATCTATATTGGTTGATCGATATATTATCATTGCCTGGATTTCCGATAGTCCTTCGCCTCTATATTGAAGTTTGTTCGGCGGCAAATCAAAGTAATCAAACGTTCTTTGGTATCGGTTTATTAGTTCGTTTGCAGCAGCCTGATTTTGATCAAACGGAATTGGGTCTCTGGCATCTCGGCGTAAGAATGAAGCCCCTTGAGTATTTAACATTACCAGCATTTTTGTTGGATCGCCTGCATAGGGAACAAGATTAACTAACGGAGCAGGAGGCGGATAGTCTAAAACTTTAGCAACCGGATAAGATACGCCCGTGTTGTTCGCTTCGTCCATCTGCATTATCCCGGTAGCACGTCGATACTCATCCGATATGACAGGGTACTCTATTATTTTTATACAGGGAATAGTTTCCACATTAAATGAATAAAAAGCCCTGTTATCAAAAGAATCTTCTAGAGGCGCTAAAGGAAGTTCTCTAAATCTTCTCCTGAAGCGGTACTTGGCTCCATAGACCGCATCGACATTAAAAAGCTCGTACTCGTAGTCTGTTCCATACTTAACTTGTGTATCTACAAATTTTATTATGTCGGTTATTTTATTACCATATGGGAGTGCTTCTGAAGGTGTGTTCGGGAAATAATAATTTGCTACGACCTCTTTTTGACCATTTGATATTTTGTACTTGACAAGCTTATACATGATAGTTTCGGTAGCACACTCTGTTTTTCGCCCTGCTATTAAATCTCTGTAATCTGGGGCTAAAAAACGTGCCTGATGGCGGACCCAGAATTTTACTCCCTGTATGGCACTTTGAAGAGTTACGATATTATTTAGACCTGGACCATAGTTGTTCCTGTTGAATCCGATACTGTCCACTCTTCGCTCAAGGTTATCATCCTGTAAATCGCTAAATATTAACCAGAAAGTATCCATCCATTGGTTAAAGTCATATATGCTAACAGTGGCTCCTATCGAAATCTTTCTTTCATAAGGTCTTACGGTTGCTCCGGCTACATCGTAATCTATTTCTGTTGTTAATAACTCCATATCTACTTCGTCAGATATAGTATTCTGTGCTTTTAATATAGCGTTTGAAACTGTGGCAGACGTGAAATTATAACCCAAAGTGTTACCAATTATCCCAGGTGCTTGAGTTGGTATTCCAACTTCAATATACATCGGGAAAGATTTCTTAAAATAATTAAAGTCTTCAAAAATTCGTATGTCCCCGCCTTCAACCACACTATTGTAATATTGATTAGACCTTTCGCTAGAGAATTCGAAAACAATGTCCTGCTCACCAGTGTTTCCAGTCCCAAAGTTATTGAACAATTCTATAAGTTCGTCCGTGGGTCCATCTGATAATTTTGGAACTCCATTATCTAGGAACTCTTGTAGTCGTATCTGCCCGTCATACCCAGGCTCTATGTTAGCATTTTGATTATCATCAGACCATGGTGGCAAACTAGCAACGTTCTGGTCATCGGGTGAAGCCGTATCAGATGACAACTTATAGATATACATATTTGGGAGTGCTCTTTCGCTTAGGCGTGGATCAGATATGGCGTTTTCATAATCCTCAAGGAAAAAGTTATACTTTGGACGAACAAAAGCGCCCTGGAAGATAGACGCTCTTTGTCTCGATGGCGTGCCCGCTAACTTATTTATTGTAGCTGTTGATTGATCTCGAACAAAAGGTGCTTCGGTTTTAAAGCTATAATACTCATATTCAGCAAAAGAGGCGCTGCTAATGTCCGAAAGTGTTGGTAAATCAGCAACCATGTCCTCCATCATGCCGTCTGGCACAAATGCCGTCGAGCGCACCGTAGGATTATCCATCATTGACAAGAAAATAGTTTGAAGCCTCTCTCTTAAGGCCGGAGTATCTCCTTTTATTCTCAATATATTATCGTATACATCAAAAACAGTCGCCGAGGGCTGGAGGTAGGCACCGGGGTAGAAAAATTCTATTATTCGTTCATCAATTTCTCTTTCAGAGGGAAGTGTTCTGCCGCCAGAGCGACGGCGCATTTCTCTGATAACATCGTCTTTAATTCGGTTCGCTATTGCTATTTCTGCATCTTGCGAATATTGATAGTTGCCATTTCCGAGCGGCAGAAAAATCAGTCGAGGGACGCCTTGGTCATCTAGCCTAAAATCGTCGTCACCCTCGCCGTAGGATACTAATCCCACAGAATTAATCATAGCTTTTGTTACAGGGTTCATGATGGCTGGCTCGCCGTGTACAAGCCCTAATATTTCGCCTGTCAGTCGGTTCCTCCTAACCTTAATTCTTGGTGGCAGATAAGCCTTCAGTTGTTGCATCGCACCTTCTAAATTTAGACCATAATCTGTTTGCTGCCAAAGTTGATTCAGTGCTGTCAACATATTAAAATCTTCAGTTAAAATAGAAGACCCATCGTTATAGGTCATGCCCCCAGTAAACACCAATTCGTTGCTTACAGTCTCTGCTGGTGAATTGGGTGTTGTAGGTGATTCGCTCCCAAGGGCAGCAAAATATCTTGCTTGCTGTTCATTATCAAAGCCAAGGACTTCTCCCCCTTGATAAACTGTTTGCCCTCTATTTCGACCGCCTCTTATAAGCCTTGAACGACCTTGTTGCCCCTGGACAACGTTGTCAGAGGAATCAGTGAAAGTGGTTCTGCCAAAACCCCCGTAAGACCAATTAACAATATATGACCCTGGAGGGGCATAAGAGAGACTTTCAAGTTCAGGGTCTTCAGGCGCTGAATAATAATTTCCCAAAGCAGAGTCAGCTACTTCAAACGTTATGTTTTCGTGATTCTTATCTGCACCTAGGGAATAGTACATGTTAAACGGATCCATTGTTGTCCGATTAAACGGTCTCTGTCCTGCTATTTCCCTAAAATTAAAATTACTTACCTCTTCTATAGGTCCGTGCCATTTTCTATATTTGTTTCGATCTGGTCTTCCGTGGTCTGGTGGTAGAAAAATTCTATACTGGTCGTTTTTTAGACGAGCCGATCGCCTGCGCTGAAGGTTTCGATCTTCTTCATCGGGGGGTTGCTCCCTATCTTGTTGTTCTTGTCTTTGATCCTGCTGACCGGGACGCCCAGGGTCGGCATTATTCTGAAGCCGTCCGGCTCGACCGGCGTCGCCAGGTCCGTGACCAAATCTATCATCATCAAATGGTCCAGCCATTTATTGTCCCCTCAAGATAAAGTAATTATTGTAAGTAGGTAAGTCAAATATATCTTTAGAAACTACTTCTGGTGTAAACTCTGTTTTGTTTTCTGAGATATCACTAGGCTCAAACTTGCGCCATCGGCACAAAAATGTTTTGTCGTAGTTCTGTCTATAAGATGCAAAATCGAATTTTTTCCATATTGGGGCGGATACTTTTGACACAAACCCCTCTGTATTTATATCAACATCATTAAATCTTGAACTAACATTTTCTGTGTCCATGTTATCAAAACCAGCAAGATATTCCAACACTGCTATTTGTTTATAGTTCATCCAGAAAGCTAACATTTTTGCATACACTTTCATCGGGTCTCTGATTGACACATAATCGGGGAAGCTCTCTCCGGGCACTACGGCGCTGATTATTTTGTTCTCTGGTCCGGCATCTTGGTCCTCTAATTCTATTCGAATAGCATCAAAGCCTGTTCCTAAAATAGTTTGTGATTGAGCCACCGCAGTTACATATAAAGATTTCATCTGATTAGGATAAAAAGACAAGGGACCCTCTATCATGCTTTTTACATTTTGCGAGGTTATGCCTATTTTTTCTACGTCAGCAAGGCTAGAGTTAAAAGGTTCTGCTTCGTAGCTCGACAAAGCATTTGCCGAGGGACGCAATTCTAGTTCTCCCAAGATATTGAACAAAAGTTTAATCGCAGGTTTAGCTGCATTTTTTTCTTGCTGTTCTTTTTCTCCAGCCTGGTCGGTGTCTTTTATTTCCGTCAGCACGCCAAAAGAGCCCGTAGCATTAATTGAAAATGGTGCGTTAACCTCATCTAAAATTTTATTGTACCCATCATTGTTCGAACTATTTTCTCCGAAAACTGTCTGGAAAAGACCTACAGGTTCTAGCCCATTTTTGTTAAGCAAACCCATAGCTTTTTTTGTTTTTTGCGGTTTGCTTGTTATTTTAGGAGCCTCTTGTTGTTTAGTGGACTCTTTCACATAGCACGAATAGTGCTGCAACTCTCCTAAAACAGATGTAGCTAATTGTGCAGGAGAAGCAATACCGGGGACCCTCAACTCATAAAATGGGTGATTTAAATACTTTGTCTCCCTCGTTGAATTTATAATGTCATAAAACATCTCTGCGTATCGATTTATATCATATTTTGCAACGTTTTGATTAGGGTTCCTATATGATGGCTGATTGAGTCTGTCCTCGCCGTATACTTTTATGGTTCTTGGGGTAAAAAATTGGTAACTAGAATCCACGTACCCCGGCACATTATTTTCTATCGTGGTGTCTGTATTTTGGTCTGTTACATAATTTCCAAAATATTTGTTAAACTCTAGCTGCGCTCTTTCGTCTAAAAATGCTTTAGAATACGTCGGCATCCCCATGGCATTTTCAATGTCTCCTCTTTCTTCAGTTGACATGTAATTATAACCTGTTTCGTATTGCCGACCAAACTCAAAAAGGTTATCAAAATATATTTCCGCTTTCAGGATATTTGCCTTGTTGTGGTTTCTGCTAGAAACATCTGACCTTCTTATTGTACCTTGTCCATACAAATCTTTGGGGAAGGAGTTTTTCAGAACTTTTTCCAAAGAAACGGCCAAGCTTTTAATGTAGTCGGCTATTTTCTTAAGACCAATAGCCTCTCTTGCGTTCATTAGCGATAAAAGCATGGTTTGTAAACTTTCAGCATTTGCACTTGAAACTCTTGAAAAAACTCTTAAAAACTCAAGGTATATATCTATTTGCTGCTCAACAAATGTATTTGCTGTCACATCTCCATAAAGAATGTTTCCCATGGGTACAATACGTAAACCAGAAGCAGGATCATACAACCCTAGACCGTTGGCGATAGGAAATGACACATTAGGTTGTGCTTGTCCTATAGGAGGTGAGTTAATGATAAAATCATACACCCTCATTACTTGGTTTTCCGCTATTCTTAAAGATTTAGCTGCTCTTCTAATAAAGTTTTCAGCGGGGTCAGACACATGTATCTCAACGCCATATTGATAAACAGATACGTTTTGAACCAATTTGTCATCTTTTAATATATCATATCCCTCAAAAAATACAATATTACTATCCGAAGGTGGAGTCTCCTCTAGAAATACATCGGACAAGACTGTTGGTGTCTGTACTATAGTTTCTGGATACGTATAGGAGGGTCCTGTTGTTTTTGTTTTTAGCATTGTGCCCAGTCTATTTGTTGGCACTTGTGGCGTGGAGTCAACTATTCTTTTCTTCATCTTAACAGAAATAATTTGCGCTCTCTCATTATCCTGCAAAATTTCTTGCATTGGGAAGCTATCATTGGGATCTTGTATTCTTTTATAAAGCCAAGGGAATTGACTAGAAACGCTCAAAAAAGCTGACTTATCAAAAGAAAAGCAATACCTCGCATAATCAAATTCACACTTCGTTATCCAGAGTTCGGAAAAATAATTGCTGTTTGATATTATGTCTGCTGTGCTTTCTTTTATGTCGCTTGAAGTTATCATCTCTTCATAAAAGGTTTTGTATATTAGATTTTCTACATTCTCAAGCGTCACGACCTCTGCGTTGGACATATCTTCTAATTTGTTAGCATTTGGCGCTACATTAATAATATCTAGGGGTATTGGCTTAACCACTGGGGTTTCAGGTACTTGCTTCTCAAACGATGTCCTTCTTCCAATCGGAGTACAGACACTTACAAACCCAGACCCAATATCAAGACTCACTCTCCTATCCCTACGATCACGACCCTTTTCGGCTGGTATTATTATCCCAGGAGGCAATACATTGTTGATATTATTATACACGAAAGCATAAAAGCTCAAATGATTAAGTTCAGTTCTTTCGTATTCCTGTCCGAAGCCAATCCTTAAAACAACTGGTCTTAGCTTAATCCTTCTAATATTCGACTGTCCAGCCGGACTTGTTACCAAAACTGTGTTGTCTATATCCATCATGCCAAATCCCGAGGAGTCTTTTTGAATCATTTCCTCCAGGGGTGCATCGTAAATCGCCACATTACCAAGAACACTATTCCTATCATAATAAAGAGGTTTGGGCCTTTGGTTGTTGGTTATTGTTGATATGTATTCAGCATTAAATGGTCCTTCTGAATCCAGTAATCTGTTAAGGCGCAGAGTCATTGCCTCTGATCCTTTTTTCTTTAGCAACGCTCTCACAAAGTCTTGAGCGCCATCCGTTCCCTTTGAGGGCATTTTGTTCTGTAAAAATTCATTAAATCTTTGTGATACAAGGTCCAACTCTTCAGAGTTTTGATTGTTCAGGCACGCTATAATCCTAACCCTAAACCTTTCTAAAGACTTACTATTATTAAACCATGCAGCCTTTGAGCCTGGCTTGACTTTTGAAAAGTTTGACTGGGGTATCGAGGCAGCGAAAGATATTGTTTTTACTTCTTCTTTTTTATCTTCAATAAGTGCAGCGTTTGTAGTAATTCTAATCTCTTCGCACTCAATATAAGGGTAATCACTCTCTGTGTAAGAGGTGTTCTCCTCCTTGTCGAGAGTTTGATCCATTGCTATAAAAAAATCTTTTATTCGTTTCATTTTATATTACCTAATCACATGGATCATCCGGACTACTCGGGACTCCTGAATATATTCCTTCGCTTGGGACAGAAACTCTTCTTATATGCAAGTCGTCTATTTCTTTATCTGTTCTAATGTTTAGATAATACTCAACAAACGTGTCATCAAGATCCGGATACAGGTCTTCTATGCTCTCTTCCCCTTGTCCTAGGTTAATAGTAAGATCATCTGGGTCTCCAATCAATCTCTCTACTTCATTCTCTACACTTTCCTGATCGACAAAAAACAGTTTTCTTAATGGGGCTGCTGCGCCGGCTTCTCTTTGTACTCGTGTTGGTCGCAAAACCTTAAAGACCTCTATGTCAAAATTTTCATTTGCTTTGAAAATTGAGTTTACCTCTTGGACATCAATTATTAGCTTATTATCTTCAAGCAAAAGCCAGTACGGCAACATAACCTCTTGTCCATCGACAGCCCCAGGAATTTGTGACACCAAATAATCAATATCTATGCTACAAGATATTTTGGGAACAGACAGAATTTGATCTTCAGTATAAGATACTCCATGCACAGTATTTTGTTTTCTGCTTCCTGTTGCGCTACCATTAAAATCAACACTACCAGGCAAAGTTTTTATTTCCCAAGATGGCGCATATTCACTAAACGGACTACTGCTACCAATTGGCCTCATAAACTTATTGTTTGCTTGGTTCTCTCTCTCAAACGGGTCGCCCTGTATTGTGGCTAAATCTGCGTTTGTGCCATTAAGAATAACACCCTGAAATGTTTTTTGTAAGCTTGGCCTGGGCGTGTCTTTAATACGAGTTACAATTTGGTTCTGCACTTCAGACGCTGGCGGGCGATACGACGGGGCTCCTGGGTCGCCAACTGGAAATTCAGATCCCGTCGCCGAATATTGCAAATCATACAAAATATCATCATCAAAAAATGAATAGTACTCCGGCTTGAACTTCCCCTGGGAATATAAATGTCTCCCATGAGGCGTAAGCTCTATTTGAATAACTTCCTCTTTTCTATTGATGAACTTTGACATATATTAAATACTAATCAATAAGAATATTTTAGTATCCTCCGCCGAAATTTCCACCGCCGCCACGGTTGTTTGCCCCAAGTCCCCGAATAGCGGCGACGTTTACTCTTGGTGTTCTAGCGATTGCTGCAACATTTCTAACTGGATTTGCTCTGGGTGGGGCTGGTGCAGGGGCGGGACTAGCAGCCTGAACTCGCATCGCTGGACTAGGGGCTGCCCGAGGCGCTAGCACTGGGGCGGTAACAACAGGGGCTGCCACTGCCCTAGGGGCCATGTCCGCTATATTTGTTCGAGCAACGTTGACAGGTGCCTGAATATTTGGTCTAACCTGTACTGGTGGTTGAATCATAGGACTTGGAGGCAACGTGGGCAATGTCTGCAAAAGCGGGGCTGGTCTCACTCCAGATAAAACTGCCGGGGTTATCTTTGGCGGCTTGAAAGGGGTTGGCAGTCCAGACTCAAAAGTAAGCGTTTCTCCCTCTTGAACATTCTGAACTTCTTTGTCGAGGTCTGGTCTGAACCCTACGGTGGCTGTCAGTTTTGAGCTTTCTATTAAAGAACAATAATCATAAGGCCAGTTAAATGTATTGAAACCTTTGCCGAACTCTTCTGTAAAGTAAAGATTTTTTGTATACATAGCTCTTTGAGCTTCAAGTCTTCTTCTCTCTTCTTCCGGCAAATCTTTCGATATAGCGCCAAAAATTCTATTGTAAGCTCTAGCGTCGATTCCACCATTAATTTCGTTAAAAATAAGTTCTGAATAGGAGCCCACACCTTGTTGCTTAACTTTAAATATGAGCCACTTAATCCCTGGGTTAAATGAGTTCATGTCTTTTAAAACTGTCGTGTCCAAGAGATCCACCCTGGGGTGTCCGTTGCTTGGCAATCCCAATTCGACTTCCTTCTGTAAGATCTCTGGGAAAATTGTTCTCTTGTCGGGACCAGCGTCTTCGCCCGGCATATAATGATCAATCGAAGTCATGTCCACAGTCATGGTTGTTCCAATATCCGGTAATACGCCTTGCCATATATCTGCTAAATCTTGAGTTGATAAGTTGATTGTGTGCTCAAGAAGATAGATTACAGGAACAGAGATTTCTTCCTGGCTGTACAGCATCTTGTTATAGTCATCCGGATCGCCACCCTCGAAAGGATTTATGTATTGTGGTATCGATGGATAATTTGGAGGCAACAGTTTCCACAAAGATTTTTTAAGTGACGGCGGGAAGGAATATTTTGTAAAAGCCTTTCTAAATTCTTTTATCTTTGGTCCTAACATGTCTGGATTTGCTTTAAGTGTCATCGCCTCTGTTCTTCCTGTTTTCCCATCATGGTAGAAAGGCATTGCAACGATAGCTTCAGAAATTGTTTTTTGCCCATTTGATGCCAACTGTCCAACTCGCTTTGCCCTCAATGGGTCAAACTCTCCGGCGGGCATAATCTCTTCGTCCTTAAATCCAACCAGGCTAGCTAAAGAGCCGATGTTTCTTCCAGAGTCTGATACTTCTTTTGATATTTTCTTGACAGGCTGTACAAGTCCTGTTCCGTGACTCGTTGATTCAGAACCCGTTGGGTTACCCAGTAGTTTAAACTCTAGAGTATCGGCGGCGACATCAGAGATGTATAAATAAATACCTTGAGATGCGCTTGGCATAATTCCGTAATCGTGCCACTGCCCAAAGGTTGGCTGATCGAAATCCCCCGGATACAGGGAGGACGAGTACGCATAATCTGTGCCTAGTGAATTGGCAGCACCAGCATGGTCAAGAGCAGGACATTCCCATTTTGGCATAATAACCCACCTATTTGGGTCAATAGGAGTCATCTCATCACTGCCTTCTGTGGGGAACCTATTATCAATTACAATCGTAGCGTCCAAGTCTTGTCGATTTTGCCATGCCCTATTCCATCCATACCTTGGTGTTCCGCTTGTTGACTTCACTCCCCCAGTCAGATCAACATAGGAACCAGAATCAAAATCGTAATAAAAGCCATTTTCATTTACATAATCTACAGTTATGTTTTCAAAAATTTGTCTAAGTGTTACGTCTCCAGAAGAGTTAGGCAAGTAAGTTAACCTTGCTATACTTGGTCCATAGTAATATGTCGGAGTATAGGGAGCAAACTCACCTCTATGCTCTGGCCAGCTTCGACCTGGCGGAAGTCCACCAGAAGTATCAAAAGACGCTGTAAAAAGATGTGCGTTGCTTATTTTACTGCCAGCACCTATATGGTCCCAATCGTCCGACCCTGTTGCAGTTGGCATACCAAAGGCATAAGGATTATTATAAAGATTATATTTGTCTGTTTTCCTTAAACCTATTTCCATAACGTAAGCTGTGTTGCCGTCAACGCTAACAGTTCTTGCTTCATCTTGATTTGCTGCTTGAATACCAGCAGGTCCGGGCTGTGCCTTTCTGGGTATTTCTGCAACAAACTTTGTCATAAAGCCACCCTCTGGTTTTTCTTCTAGGAAAAATTGTGGTATAGCAGCCAGGTAATTTGAAATCGCTAACCTATAAAGAGTGTCGTCTGTAGGAGCAACATCCGCCGGGGAGTCTGCATCTCTATTCCCGCTTAAGCGCACTGAAGCTGAAACATCCATGTAAAGAACCTTGTTAATATCAGACAACATAATTGGACTCTTGTCGTCTCCGATATACTTCAGAGGCTTTAAAATTCCTTCAAAGGGAATTACATCTGGATACCACATTTTTGCAACGTCGTGATCAGAGAAGTCATAATTATTATCTTGCAACCCGACATTTCTTCTTCGACGTCCGCCGGGAATTTGACCGGCAAGCGAGGAACTATATCTGGTGTTCAACGATGCACTTAAAGGTCCTGTTAGTGGTTGACTTATGCTTTCAGATACTAGGACTGGGTTGTGAAATCCGCCAGCGCCGGTAACTATACCGCTTCTTACCAGCGGATACTCAACTGCGACGCCGCCCTTGATGGAATTATACAAAATCCCAGGAGCAAAAAATGGTCTTAACAGTGTTCGCCAACGTGCTGGCGATGATGCTGACAACGTTGGCTGACCAGAAGCAAGTGGTCCGAATTTTGTCTGCTCTGAATAAGACCTAGAGAAAAGAGTTGCTATTTCCAAACTTCTCAAGACTGGATAAAAGCCATCATATGGCAAGAGCTTAATAGTCGAATCAGACTCAAGCTTAAAATGCCTAGGACTCTTGTTGACTCTCAAATCAGTTGAATTCTTGCCCATGAAAGAACCAAGAAAGTCCATAACCTCTGTTGTTCCATAGCGAGGCATAAAATCTGGATTTCTTGAATCAGCACCAGATGGCGCTGCATTCACTGATGCACCAACCGATGCAGTCTGAGGATTGTAAACTCCAGTCAATTCAAGAGATGAAGACAGCGGAACAAGTGCTGTACTCTTATCCTTCATGCTTTCTATGTGGGAACTGATTCTAAATTCTGGAATAATTGTCTTGTCTTTGCTGGAGTTTTTGACTTCTTTTACCCACTCATCATAATTTTTATAAAACGGAAACCGAGCAGGAGCCGATTGTCCCCTCTGTGGACCATCTACATACATTCTGCTGTAAGGGGCGGACCAGTATGGGAACGAATAATAGCCACCAGGCGAGTTTTGTATGGCAACAAACTTTCGATCAGTCCCACCGTATTCCGTTAGGTAAAGTTCAGTTGGTGCCGAGTATACATAAATTGCATTGTTTATGCTAGATGTTCCATAGCGTATACCTCCCGAACCCATTGTAGAAACTGGCAGTGAGGCGACGGGTATGGGGGCTGTACCAGAAATTTGACCAAATCTCCCAGATCCGCTCATGATTCTACCAAATTGTGGCATCATCAACTCGCCTGCTGGCATTGTGTTAGTCATTGTTTCGTATATTTTTGTTACAATAGTTCTGGTTTGTCCGTCTGCCGGGTCAGCGGGTGTAATATATGTAACGCTTGAGAAGAAAGCCCCCTGGTGTCCTATAACATTAAGATCACCTGCTTTAGAAAAATAGTGAGAATCCAACGGCCACGCTGATCCAGTACCTAATCTAAACGCTTCTGTTGGGTCTAGGGTACCAGTGTTTATGTCCAAGGTTCCTGTGGGGAACTGTTCATCAAATCTGGTTTCGTAACCTTGAGAAGTTCTAAAAGCTCCGTAATAAGTACCCTCACCATCCTTTTGGCGAGCGGCGGCCCTTAATGGGATCGGTCCCATTTTATTTCTAGTCCACTGTCTGTTTACGTAACTTAAATTTCTCTCGTCCTCAAAAAACTGTGTTGAAGGTGCTCCATAATTGGGGTTGGCTGGTAGTCCGACATTGCCAACTTGTGGATTATCTTCTCTCCAGAAATCATTCACAAACGAAAGTCTTTGTTTTGTACCGGACAAATATGTGTTGGAAGCTTTAGGGTAGATCGTTTCGGAATAGAGAAGCCCCTTGACCAAATTAATTCCTGTTGTCGTTGGCGGGACTTTTTGTGCTACGTTATCCCTGATTACCTCGTATGGCTTTCTAATTTGTCCCAACCTAAACTTGGGATTATTCTTAAACATTAGGTTAAGATCAGCATTGGCAAATCCTTGGATATCATTTCCGTATGAATATTCTAGGGTCACATCAACCGTGTCTTCATAATCAGTTTTTGCTGGTGTTCCTCTGACGGATGTTATCTTTTGTGTAAGCGGTCTATACTTTGAAGAGATAGGTGGCTCGACAACTTTTTTTGAATAGGAAGAAGTTATCGTGTTTCCAGCTTGATCAGTGTATATTCTAGTTCCTGTTCCGACTTCTTTCTTTGTGTCTATTTCAAATTTTTCGCCATCAAAAAGTTTTCTATTGTTTGCTCCCAAAGGCTTTGTTACGGGAGGAATTTCAAAGATGTTGTTTTTCGACTGATAGCGGCCGGCGCTGGTTTGTCCTGCCCTGGTCTGAGACCATGGGGCATTTCCCCGGTTTTTATCCCACACATATTGTATCTCGCCCGAAGATCCAGTGTATACAGAATTGCCGAAGTATGAATCTCTTCTATCGCTACCATGGGAGAAAGCCGCTGGGGTGTGAGTTGATGCGGCTGCTGATTCTTGTCTGTAAACTGGGGTGCTATTGCCATTTGCTCCGGGGACATCTTGGGTGCAACTTACAACATAAGTTCCAAATGCTGCTGCGACTTCTGCCGTTATCGACAAATCACCGTTTGAATTCGCAGTATTTATCGCTATCGAGAGAGCCGTTGCCGCAGCCTCGTTATCCGAAGCACCCGCCACGCCATATGTATATTCTGTTGAAGAATTTCTTGTTACCGAGTTAAGTGAGTCACCCTTTGCAGCAGTAAAGGTCACAGTCCTCTGGCTGGCACCACTGTTCCCGTTGTTGTCTTTAAGGTCAACCTCTGATGTATCCAAGTCACTGTCAGAAGTTACATTGTTCACAAAAAATCCGCCGCCACTGGAGGCTTTGGCTGGTGCGTAAAGCGACGAACTAACAAGGGTAATGTCTTTAGGGTATCTTGAGCCCGACATAACATATTCTTGGTAATTGACTCCCCCACTTGGTTCTAATTCGGATGTAGTACCCGACAATGCAATAAACCATTTGGACCTATCTGCATCCGGAATCGGTCGTGCTATGTAGGCATTGTCAAACGTTGATGCGGTGTAATATGTTTCAATTTTACTTGCCCAACTACCTTGGTTACTAAATTGTTTTATTCTTTTAGTTCCGTTTCTTTGAGTTTTGTGATGCTGGCTGACTCCGCCAGATAAATACCCAAAACTTAAGAACCCAGAAAATGGGGATGGGAATGTCTGTGGACCATTGGCTGTAAAAGCCGAAATTGTTAACCCTGTATTATCTGCTAGGGTTCCTCCAAAAGTAACACCATCAGCATCAGATCCGTGAGTCTTTCTTCTCAATGTTACAACGGGTGGAGTGCCACCGCCACCACTTGCAATTACTTTTATAGGAACAGCAGTTGGTTCGCCATCAGCAGATGTAAATTGGTCAACCCATATACCAAGGCTAGTAAATAAGGCTAAAGCAAGATTGTCATCATCGGCTCCAGAGGACAACCCACTAATACCAATCGTAGTTGCGTTAGAAGAATTGGGATTAGTAGAAGCATCTAAAGTTGCAGAATATGTATTTCCGTCAATTTCTAATGTGAGAGTTTCGCCGTTTGCAAATTGTGCGCTATTTAAAGTTATTGAGCCCGAGGAAAAACCAAATTTATTTACACCCTCATTTAACAAATCAAGTGTAGATACTGACCTGAACCCTTGCGTTGTGTTTGCTCCGTACACAAACATTATAGTTTCTGAAGAGCCTGTAAAGCCTCCAAAGGCGACGTGCTCCTTAAGTCCTCTTGAGAGGTTTTGACGAACCGGAACATTCCTAAAAGGAAGGGCGTTATTTGGAGAAAACTGGTTTGATGGCACATCTCTAAACTGTGCTTTCGAATCTAACTTGCTACCCGGTGCAGCAAATCTTTGCACCAAGATAGATTTTGTTTTTTTCGGTGTACCAATCTCTCTTGGATTGTTAAAATCTACACTTCCAGTTCTTCCTTGGTTTCGAATTATTGGCGGCGTGAGAAAAGCAGATGGTAAGGAGCCACTAGCCAAAGATGATGTATAATAATTGCTTAAATTGAAGGCAAAGTCAGTATTTGTTGCAGCACGATCTTGTGTGAATACAACTTCATAATTTCTTGAGTAGTTACCCAGGACGCTTACTCCGCCAGTAAGCAAGGGCACAGACCCATGAGCATCTAAAATTGTGCCTGATGTTTTTATGTTGGCAATGTTTACGGACCTGTGGACACCCAAGCCTTTTGTGTAGTGACCTTTAGGCGTATCTGATACCTCATGAATACTAAATGTTCCAGCACCGTTGTCTGTTAAGGATAAATTAAATGATTCTTTTCTCCCGAAAGGGGAACCATTTGAGCCCGATGGAGTCAGTGGGGCGACGGATCTTGCTTGTGCTCCTCCAACATGTGCAAGCGTAAATGGACCTTGCAACGCTGTTGTTTTTTGGTGCAGGTTTGCTAAATCTACATTTGTCATCCCTTGTACAACAAGCTCTGCTTGGTAGCCATTTGTCACAGACGAACTTATAGCGGTGAACGGTGATAACAACTCTCCAGAATAGTTGCCCTCGCCGTATGAAGACGAGTAAGTCCTTGTCTTCTTAAGGTTGGGGACAATCACATCTTTAGAATATTTTTCTTGTTCAAATCCGCCAAAAGAAAGGTTTATGATGCCAGGGTTTTGTCTGTTTATTTTATTAGTCTTGTAAGAATTGATTCCTATATCGACAACAAGATTAGACAACCTTGATGCATCAATTCGATAAACAGAACCTGAAAGGTTGGGGTAATTTTTGACCTGATCAAATATCGCTCTCCTAGAGGCCATAACCCCTGTGTCGGATGAAGATATGACTAGGTTTTCTCTTTCTGCTTGATACTTCCACCAATAAGAATGATTTGATTCTTCTTGTATAATTGGAGTTAGTTTTAGACCACCAAAGCCGTGATAGTTTCCTATTCTGTCCTTGTTTACTACCCCACCAGCCTGGACAGAGTTTTGAGGGAAGGGTATTGGGGGAGTCCTGATGTCCACTTCAAGAACATTGCCATTATCATTTTTGTTGTATTTTTGAGGTCCAACAAACTTATGATGGTATTTTGGTCTCTCAAGTAGATGACTCTCCACCATAGTTCGAAGCGACGATGCGTGCCTAGAAGATGCGGGAAACATCTGCTGGAGCATTTGTCCTATTGACATGTCGATCCACTTATAATAATCAAGATACTTCTGTAGATCTGGTGTGTTGCCGACTCTCCTAAAGAACACTTCTCTTAGCTTTTCCATTGACTTGTAATTTGGTCTGTATTTATTGACAGGCTCACCAATAAGATTGTTAAGCTCATCGATAGACGCAAAAAGCTCAAGCATAGTTCTGGAAATGCTTTGGTACATGCTTTTTTCTGCGGAGAAATAATAATTTGTTGGTCTTAAGTTTGTCCCAAACACTCGAACGTCTGTATCAAGGACGCTAATCATGTCGTCCCCTATTGCATATTCGGGTAACATTTTGTTCTCTGCATAAACATATTCTTTTCGGGCAGGCGTGCCTGATTCAGCAAAAAACTGTCCCTTACCTGTATGTTTTGCCAGGTTTATTTTACTATAAAGCGACCCTTGTCTTATGGCTTCGTTTGCATGAGGCAGTCCGGCCGCTTGTCTTTCAGCAGCTTCAAACACATTTGATCCTGAAGAATAGTCCGTGACCGTAAAGGTTCCATCTGTTGCGCTGCTTGTAATGTTTGCGAAATTCCAATGCAGGGCGAGCGTCTCAATTTTTGGTACGTAAACATTAGGACTATCATCTTGATAAGAATAAGCATTTCGATACGGATTTATTCTACCCCATGAGTTAACCTCTCTGGCGTGTACATCTATTGTTCCTGTGGGTATTTTATCTGTCCAGTACCTTAAGCTTGAAATTCTTGCATCAGAAGAGTCAAGAATAGACCCTGTAAAGTTTGTTCTGTGAGCACCAGCGTATAATCTCTTTCTGTTTACCAATGTAGCAGAACCACTAAAGTAGCTCATTCCGCCATCAATGTCAGATGATCCAGTAAAACTAGAAGAAACATAGAAGCTATTTCTTTTTATACCCGAATCGTAATTAACACCATAAAATGTCAGAGTATATGCAGAGCCTGTTGCCAGTGTATCATTTAAATTTTTCCAATTTTGGTAAGCGGGAGCCGCACCAAGAGCGCCAGTTACAAAGGGGTACTTTGTGGGACTGAGAGTTAGGGAAAAATTCCACTTTTGATTGTCATAAACGTCTGGAAACACAGGGCTGTTTAGTATTAAATCTCCAACCCTGTTTCTAACTTGAAAATAAGCACCTTTTAGTCTAGATTTTTCGCCAGCCGTATCGCCGTAATAAGACGCTGATTTAATCGCATATACTTGAAGCCCCCAGTCTAGCTCTGCACTTCCAGTCCAAGACGTATCAACGCCACCATCTGATGAGGAGATATCGGCAGGACTGTGCCAACCAAACAAAGAAGCCGTAATAACATCGGAACTTGGTTTTAAAAATTCAACGCCATGAGTTTTTGGTGGAAAGATAGCCTCACACTCTACAGTAAAAGCAGATTGTTCTAGTTCTGGAGTTCCAGCAACAGAACCAGTGCTGCCACTTATTATCCCAGAAGATCCTGATATTGACGAGTCATAATATTGGTATACCGTCGCATCAGAAGACCCTGTATCTACCAGTCCAGAAAAGTCAAGGTATCTTTTATCACTCAATGATGGTTGATAGTTTGTCTCTAAGTCATAATCAGAATTGTTCGCATACACATTAAGTGAGACAATTTTTTCATCGATGCCAAAGCAACGCAGAATATTTCGGAAAGATTTCTCTGTTCCTTTGCTCTTTAATATTCCTTGCAGGTTGTTATATATGTTCCTGAAAATTGTATTCTTCACTGCTTCAAGCTTTTGCTCAAAAACTATTTGTTCGTCTCGATTTGATAAATCTTGAAGAGCCCCAATATCTTGAAACAAGTTACCTACCTCAACTCCAAGATTCTGTATCATCCTTTCGTTGTGAGGAAACTCATTAATGCTTCCTGTGGCGGACCCGCTAATATACCTAATATTTTTTATCTTTGCCATTTCAGATATCTGAACTGACAAGGTATCAAAATAACTGGCCATGATCTGGGTTATCGCTTTGAGTTCCTCGCCTGCCGAATCGTCTTCAAGAATCCAGTCAGGGAAAGAGTTCATCATCCATGCGCTATTTTGGTAATCGTGATTTTCCCCGATTCTTTTCATTTCTTTTAAATTGTTTACATAGAAAGTATTGCCCGTTCTGACAATAGGGCTTGGCTCTTCGAAAACGGCTGTCTTCTCCATGAGGTCAATTGCCGAGCCAGTATTTCGTGGACTATAAACAGATGCAGTATACCCTACCCAGCTACCGTTTGAAATTCTTCCCGAATAATCTAACACGATTCTGTCAACGCTACTTGTTGTTGTTATGCCTTCGTTGAATTTGTAATAAACACCAAGATCTACGTTTGCATCATAATTGTTACTGCCACCGTCTACAGTCGTAAACCAGTTTCTTCCGATTTCTTTTGCTGATCGGGCTTTTTTCCAAAATCTAAATTCATCAAGGGAACCGGAAAGCTTTCCGTAACCCTCTAAAGCGACAGGGGTGTCTGTGGCAGAATTATTTCCAGAAGGAGGGGTTCGTAGAGCGCCAATATTACCTACCAAAGAACCAGTAATTGCTCCAATCTCCCCATCAGAGGTAGCGCCTGGAACAATTGAAATTCCAGTCTCGTGACATTGTCCATTAATATAAAAATCAATAGTTGGAGAAGAATTAGAGGTATTAAAAACAAACGAATACTGGTTCCAGCCGCCCGTAATGTACGCTCCTATACCGCCCGTAGTTGGTATTGATTGAGTTAGATAGCCAACAGCACCCGACTGAAACGTTACAAAAAACCTGTCTTCGGCACTTTTTGACAGTTCAACTCGTAGGCGTCCATATCCTATGCCAGATGTACTACCAAATGTACCAGTAGGTGTTCCGTTCCAAAGATCAAAAATTACCTGTTTTGGTGACTGTGTTGTGACTACTTCTCCACCGCCAGGAATAGCTGACTTTGACAAAAAGAATTCAACAGTGGATCCGCTTGGACCCCCAAATTCTAGATTATTTGTTCTATAAGAAGAAGTAGAAAAGACAGTCCCCGAATGTGGCCCCCCTTGAATCTGGATGAATTCCTCTTTTGATGCTGAAAAATAATGAGACGTGCCCGAAGTTGCTGTTCCGTAAGCCGTTCCAAACTCTGCAAATCCTGTGGATTTGGGATATTGGTTGTCAAAAATGTACTTCTCTAGAGGATTTAGGTCGTTGAAAAATTTCGTCTTTTCGTGTCCGGCTCCATCATAAGGATAGTTGTTGACAATGTAAGTAAAAGCGTTTTCGTAATATTTTTCAGCAGAACCAAACTTGGCAAAGACTTTAGGATCAGCATAATCAACATCTGGAACAAACTGATTTTGTTGCCTAATACTCTCACTGAGGGAAAGAGCGGACTCGATGCCGTCTATATTGTCAGGACTGCTATTCTTTAGGTAATTTCCTACTACTTGTCCGCTCTTATTGTCATTAAACAGCTTTTTGGTGCTCATAATAACCCTTATTCATCTAGTTTAAACTTGAATGTATCTGGCTGTTCCTTGTAAACACCGTTTATGTAATACAAAAACTGAATCCCATAAGAATAACCAGGGTCAAGATGCGTTGTGTCTAGCTCAAAATAGTTACCACTGATATCATAAGACATTTTGGTAAAGTTATAACTTGATGTTCCGTAAGGAGTGATCTCTCTATCGTCTATGACTCTATATAGTCTCCAGTATGCATCTTCAATAACATCTGTTTCAACATCTGCTGTGGCAACTGTATAAATATTGGGCTGCCAATTTTTCTTTCTTACAAAAACACGAAGGCGTGGCTTCTCTCCTTGGTAATAGGAATTCTTTAGATTTGTAATGTCTGAAATATAGGATTCGTCATAGATAAGAGCCGAGGCTGACTGGGCAAGAATCTGAAATGAGCCTGTAAAATACTCTACACCGCCAGAGTGCCAAACATCATGAAGTGTTGTAAAAGAAGTTGTACTCGCAAAAGAACATGAATAGACGCCAGTTACATCACTGTCGTTCTCAACTAGTCTGCCACCTGTCACATTTAGAACTGTAGATCCAGCATCATTTATTACGTGTAGCTTGTTTCCTGTAGGAGAACTCGGACTGGTATTTGTTCCGCTATAAAAGCTCACTAAAATATGCTGACCAGATCCTGTTGTGTTCGGTATGGGTTGCAACTGTCCTCGAATTGTGTTATAAAGATATAGATCATTTATATTAAACGAAGCTGGCGCTAAACTACTTGACCTGACAGCGTTGGGTCTGTTATCTTTTCGAGATGAGTCCCAGCGAGCTTCAATGTAGGGTCGATTGAGAAAATAATCACTTGTTCTTCCAAAAAATCTTTTTGTGAAAAATGAGCCGGAAGATCCGGATATTACATCATTTGTGTGTTTAATCAAAAATCCGTAATTATCTGCTCCAGAGGGACTTCTTCTCCACTTGTCTATCGCAAAGGTTACGTCCAAATTTAAATCTTCTAGTCCGCCAGAAAAATGATACGTTCCGGAAATAGTGCCTTCCGCACTTCCTGTAAAATAAGATGCACCCTCATTTGAGCCGTCATTGTCTACCCTGGGTAGTCCTGGCCAAACAGTACCGTCTGAAGAGGATAGCCAGTTGCATACACCTCTGTCCGTGTACTCTTCCATGTCAAGTCCGGTGCCCTCTATCCAAGAAGCGCCGCTGACCATAGCTACTTCAAGACCGTAGTCTATAGGAGTAGAATCAGCGTGTGGTGCATTAGTCATGACCAGGCGGTACTCTACACTAGAGGACGGAACAGTTCCATTAGAGATATCCGTCACTATATCTTCAACAGGGAATTGTATAAGTATTCTAGCTTGTTCTGCATTGTCGGCATTTATGGAGGCAGAAGTCTGACCATGGATCACAAATGCCTCTAGAATGTCTGAAGCTCCCATATTTGAGCCAGTACCACGGGTTATTAAATTAGCCTTGAAGGCGTTTGTAATAGTATTATCTTTGGAAGCAAAATATCTCTTTACAGCCATTATTTAACAACTCCCGTTATATCTAGGTCTGGATTAAGGATGTCAGCAACTGCAAAGTCTGGTATTAACAAAACTCTGCCATCGTCCGAAAGGTTGGTGTCAACATCATACCTGTACGAACTATAACCGCTTCCCGTTTTGCTTACCAATTTAACAGATACTGTGTCTACTACTCCTGGGACAGAGTTTAGTTGTTTATAAAGTTCTGTGAGGTATACAGGTTCGCCGATTTCTTTTTTTACGTTCAAGACCTTATCTTTTATTTTTTGCGTGCAGTTTTGCAACAAATCATATTTGTTTGCCCCAACATCGCCTACCACCTCAAATTCTATCCCATAATTTATTATTGCCCCATCCAATATATCAACGGTGTCGTTTATCATTCGATAATTGTTTAGCCACGTCTTAAGGTTTTCCTTCAGAGCAGAACTTGGAACTGTAAAATTCCCATTAATATCCTCAGACAAAACATACAAGTTCAAGTTTCTTTTTAAAGAAAGAGGGTCTTGAGTTACATTTACTCTCTTCACTCTGCCGAACCTTGAGGGCATTCTATAGGAAACACTAATATAATCAGACCTTGTGACTGCTCGGTCTTGCGACGCAAAAACAGAATATGCTCGGGTCCTTATCTCGTCTACTTGAATAGCTGATGTATCTCCTAAAATTGGCATATCATTTTCTACTTCCAAAGAATTTTCAACTGTCTGCAAAGTAGAGATAGCCAAAGAGGCCCTGTCCAGATATTCAAAAGTAGCTTGGTTAATCGTATTGACTGTGCCTGCTGCTGCATTGACTGTTCTGCTAGTATTTGCCCTGTAGGTCACCGTTAAGGTAGTGTTAGTGGGGACAACGCCAAATTTGTCGGTCTTAATCAGATTCGAAGGATCAAAAGTTGTATCGGAGACGTAATTTTTTCCGCTTAAATTCAATACCACATCCGCCGGGTCGGCAACTGGGTCACCTGTTAGGTTTTCCGCCGAGCCGTAGCCAAATTGTAAACTTGTTGAACCGTTAGGACTATACTCAACGACAAATCTTCTTGGCGCAGGCATGGTCTTTAAAATGTATGGCGTATCATCTTTATTCTGATCTTTGTTTGGCATCTCTTTAATAATAATATCTTGACTTAAATGAGGAACCTCAAAGTACTCGTTACCTTGTGAATCTCTGACAGAAATTATTTCACTCACATTCGGTGCTGTCAGGGGTATATTGAGGAACCTTTGATAATCAGTTATCTGAACTTCTTCGGACCCTTGTTCACCAGAGACAACAGTTCCATACGCTCTTATTGCAAAAAATGTTGGCACACCCGTATCAGAGTCCACTCTCGCCACTGTAATTTCATTGAGTCCGCTTGAAAAATCAACATCTTCTATTAAGGTGAACACGGCACCGTTCTGTCCAGAGACAATGCTACCTCTTTTGAGTATTGGAATAAAATCTGTATCTGGTCCACTAATCGAAGTTGCTGCCGGCACCAATATATAAAAAGTACACGTTCCTGTAGATGTTGCAGACCCAGGTGTTTTATAGCCCAATTGTTTTGCAAGACGAACAACATTATCGTATTCCATGGCAGTATCAAGAAAACTCTCATTAGCCTGATAGTCTGTATAAAACGACAACTGGTCGCCGATATAAGAAACCATATCGAGCATTAACGACCCAAACGATGCTTCATTGAAGTCCTTAAATGTAGTTGGGTAATATCTTTTTGCATAATTGACCAGATCTTGCTTAATGGAATTAAAGTCTCTGCTGGTATAATTTATTGGTCTCTTCGGCATCGATAGTCCTCGTGTAGCTTCATTAATTAGTTGTTTAGAAAAGTTATGGTCAAGCTATAGTAAATTCTAAAGTGTCTGTTTCGTTTAAGGAGCCCAAATTGTACTCAACTCTAATAACGACTTGATTTAAACCTAGTGCAGAATCTTCTTCATTTGTAAGAAACGACACTGATTCTAAAACAACAAAAGGCATAAAACGATTAACCTGCCTATACACTCTTTCTCTGGCTTCGGAAAATGTTGTAGCTAACATTGGCTCAAACAAAACTGTTCTCAATCCAGCACCAAATTCGGGTATCATGACCCTTTCCCCAGGAGAGGTTAACAAAAGATTTTTTAAATTTTGCCTTACTGTTTCTCCTAGAGTTTTATTAAGACGATACGGACCGTCTGTCGAATCATATTCTAATGGCAATGCAACCGAAATTCCTTCCATTTTACTCATTTTTTTCTCCTATACTGGCCCATCATAAGGTGAGGCAGTAGCACTTTCAGCTTCCCTGTTTGATAAAAATTCTGTCATTTGATCTATTAAAGACGAAAGGGTGGCTGGTCTTATTGGTAAAGAAAAATTTGTATCGGCACCAATTATTAACGCTGATATTTCTCTTGCCGGGACGGGATCTTGAAAGGGAGCTTTGACTCCGGATCTGATTTGCGTCCTATCGTAATCTTGAGTCAGTTCCACAATTCTTCTATACTTTATAAATAGCTTTTGAAACGTCACATCATTTGTATCTATAATGAGAGATCTCAATATGTTGCCAGCCTGGATTATATTATCCTCCACTTGGGCTGATGTGCGCCCTGTTACTGTAGTAGAAAATCTATTAGAATCTCCAACGGCTGTTAATATCTCTCCTCCCAACAATGAACCATTTGGTCCGGGTCGATCTGCTGGCGCATCTCCACGGTAACCTAACAACGTATTTAAATCTTCATCGCCCATGTAAAACCCCGTACCTGGCTTTGGGATTTTTTCAAAAAAGGACAAATAATCTTTAACAAGATATTCTTTCTGCCGATCAAGAGTTTCTCCAGCGTCTGCTCCTAAGCGTGTCCTATGTAATGAGTCGCCCGTCCTGTAATCTTCTTGTGTCATCCCGCCTGGGTCGCTTATTGACGCCTGAAATGCATCAACATACTTCTGTATAAATCGGGGGCGCATATTACCATTAATAAACCCATTTAGAGACACGCCCTGATCAAGTCTTTCTGCTTCTGAAACAAGGGCTGCTGCTCGTGCAACCTCTGACCTTAAGCTATCTTTAATTTCTTCTGCTTGACGAAGAAGCCGATTAACTGTTCGAAGGCGGGATATTTGTGCTCGAACCGACTCTTCAGAGTAGTACTCGACACCATTGAACATAACCGGAAAGTCTTGATATTGATAAGAGAATCTGCCTATATGAGCAGGGTTGATCGCTTCGAGTAATGCGTCGTCAGCAAACGCCACTCTTCTACCTGCGTAAAACTTAAATTGTGGATATTTATCAGTTAAATCTATCGCTTGGTCCATATACATTATTTGCATTGCCATAATTTGATACATCGGAATGTAAGCCATCCACGTCATATTTGCCGGCGCATTCGCCTCGATAACATCTAAAATCCGATGATCAAGAAGTGAATTTTCTAACTGCAAATTGCTTATCGAATTGCTAACAGAATCTCCAAGTTCTCTGGGGACTCTTGCGTCAGGCTGGTTGTTATCATTCCTGGGAGGTAAAGTTTGCCCCCTTCTCCAAGCTGGAGCATCTGGGCTGTATATATTATATGTGTAGGTTCCTTTTAAAAAATATTGAGACAAATTTTGAGTATCTAAAACATACTCTCTAATATCCGCAAGATTTTGTGCTGCTCCCCTATATTCCGTTTGTCGTCCAACTCGGTTTAAGAGAACTAAAAGTATCTGTCCTATAACATAATCTAACTTTTCTCCCGGCGGGACATCTTCAAAATTAAAATCAACAATTGTAGAACCTACAGGCTTGGACATGGTTTTTTCTATCTGTGACACAGACTGGAAATATAGTTCGAACATGCCTTTCTGTTGTAAATCATCTTTAACTTTCCCAATCAGGTAACTCTCTACAGAACTATAAACATCTGGGGTTAACCAGCCAACATACACTACAAACATTGGACCTACGTTTAAAAGAAAGTTTATCACTCTTTGCTGTATACCATCAAGAGCAGCGGCGGCGATTTGCTGCTCTTGAGTTACAATACAGGGGTCATTGTTTGCCAAAAAGGCTGGGGCATTGATTACTTCGGAAAACTTACCAAACCTCCTGCTTCCAATATCGCTAGCATAAAAACTTGCAATTGATCTAGCTATATCGAAATACTGATTTGATATTCTTCGGATCCACCGCATGGTATTTTTTGTTTCGGGCGTGGAATGTGTATTTACGATGGCGCTGTCTCTTTCCCCTTGGTTTGGACCAAAAGCAACTTTTGAGGCTAAAAGTAAATTTTTATTTATTTTTGCAACCATGGTTGTAGTTGGTACTGTCTTATACTGTGAAGAATTTTGCTCAAAAGCCCCATAGGGTATTCCTATTGTATCATTATGCAGCCAGTTCCAGTTGTTAGGAACATCTCTTTCTTTTGTTGGCGGAGACCCTGGGGTTCCAGGCTCTATTAAGAGCCACCCGTCAGTTAGGGCTTGCCCCCCGCCAGGAATCATGTTTCTCCTGTATTTTGATACTCTATTATCTCTAACGGCAAATGCATCTGCAATTTTTCGACGACTAATCGGGTCGGTGATTTCATTTTCAGGTCGATAATAAGAATATTCTGATTTTACTCTGGTTCCAACCCTTGAAAGCTGCAACTCTATATACCCTGCAACATCGTCTCCTATTCTCCACTTAAGTGACCCACCAGCGGAAGTTTGACACTCTGGCAGATACAACCTACTTCCCAAACCTCCTCGCTCCCAACTGTCATCCCCATAGTGAGCATATATTTTTGTTTCTTCTAGTGTTGGCTCTTGTCTGACAGGCTGTGGCGTTCCTGCCATCTGTTGTTTCATCGCATCGGCGATGGCTTTATTTGCTTGGTTTGTAAAAGCAGCTATCGAATCAAGGAAATTTGTATACCACTCTGGACTATCAAAGGCTTCTAAAAAACTGTTCATTTGAAGCTGGGCATTTGGGAATCCGAGAGAATTATTAAGCTCGCAAAGGCTTAGTATCATATTCTTTTTAGCCTCAATTTGCTGATCGATTTGCGCCACCAATTGTTGATTGGTTATGCCAATATCAACACCACTTAATGTACCGGGAACTACTGGGTCCTTTACTTCACAATAAGCGTCTTCTGGGTCTAGCTCCTCTAATAGGTTTTCAAGGTTACCCAAAAGATCGCCGAGCATAGAAAAGTATTTTAATATTTTTTCATTTGAAAGCGTTAAGGCAGCATACTTGGTGTCACCCTCTTTTAGAGATTCTCCATATGAATCAACAACAGCTTGATTCTGGAGGTCTTCTTCTGACAAGTCTTCCAAGCTTTCAGGTCTTCTTCTTTTTGCCATTTCAAGAACAAGAGATGAGGTGTCGCTAGATGCGGATCCGTTCAATAAAGAATACATCTCTCTAGCCATCAATATATCCGATGCATCTTTGTTAAATTGTCTAACCTCACTGATGTTTGGGTCTCTTTTAATATTTGTTTTTTCGCCATTTAAGGCAACAAAATCCATATATTCAAATCCTGCCTCTTTGGCAACACTTAACATATCTATGTCACCCCTAGCATCGACCAGAGCGTTCACTTGAACTAGTCCGTAAGTTGAGGAGTCTTTTGTTTTTTGCGCCTGAACTTTATCCATTTCTTCTTCTGGTTGTTCTGGCGAGCACCCAAGGGCCGCCTTGACAACGTCTTTGAAAACAGATAAAATCATTTGTTTTGCAAAATCAATTATAAGCTGTTCAAGTTGTTTTCTCCAAGCAGAAAAGAATCCAGTTTTGGAGGGAGTCCTGTCGAAACTAATGGAAAATCTTGGACGTAAACCCTTTCTTACAAGAGCCTTAACGCCAGGAGGAACTTGATTTGGGTCTAGAACTGCTTTTTGAACGTAGCCGCCGATCAAGTCCATTGCACACGCCAACTCTCTATTTATTTGTATTTCAATTTCCCTTCTTATAAGATTAGGATTTTGGACATAACGCTCGTAATTTGTTATTTGTAGCCTAGTCTGTTCATCTTTTATAAGCTGCTGTTTGGCTAGGTATACTGCTCTACGAATAGCACCTTCATAGTCAACCTTTCCTCCTCCATAAAAACCAGCGAATAAATAGAGTTCACTTGCTATCGTGGCTAGGTAAGTATCACAGTCACCGGCTGCCGCTCGGATCTGTACATTAAGCTCCTTTAGGCTTGGCAGCATTCTCTCTGCTACACTTTTTTGAATCTGCGTAGGTGTTTGAAATGTTTTTTCTTTCTGACTAGCGGCTTGACGTCTTTTCTTTTCTGAAGCGGCTGACGGATAGTATGTCGGCGCAGGCACAGTGTATTCCTGTATCATCTCCACCCATGGGGGCCACTTGTCTTCCGACATATTAAAATGTTTTGCTATCTCTTTCGAATAATAGACATACATTAAAGTCGTAGGGCTTGTTTTTTCAAATACCCCAGAATATCCTAAGTTATATGCCTGCTGATCTATGGTACCATTTAATGCAACATGCCCAACTGTTATAAGATTTTCCGGGAAGTCGATATTTGTCTGGGTTGGTTTAGGATTAATACATATCTCAATCGGAAGATCGTTAATTGTTCCTGGGGCAGGTTGCTCGCTTGCTCTTAAGACTGCCAAAAGCTCATCCAGTGTTTCTCCTCTAAACTTTTGTAGTTGCAAAATTTCTTCTTCAATGTTATAATAGGGCTTGAAGTCTTCGGGGACAACGGCTTCGCTTTCTAGTGTGTCTTTTAACGCTTTTAATACATATTCAGAGTCTCTTATCTGGTCTCTTAGTTTGCCAACTGTCCATGGGACTCTGAAGGTTTTTTGAGCATCGCTAATTAATCGGTCAAAAAAAGCAGGAGGAAAATTGTTACCGGAGGAAAATCTTACCTCCGGCTTTATTTCAAACATTTTATTAAAATCTTCCTGCGGTATTTTTATTGCTAAAAGCCAAGGTGCTGTACCAGCAGGTGGATTTGGTCTAGTGGAGTCACCATAAAAAGATTCTATGGTTATGTCTCCGTTAATTCGTTGCCATGTACCCAGCCATTCAGCCGAATTTTGCTTGAAGGATATTGAATCGACATCTTTGACATCGACAGGGTCCCTCCCTACTGCTCTTACAAACCCTTCGCCCAGTAGAAGTCTCTTAATTGCTTCAAAATTACCTCGGCGAAGGGGGTTATCACGAACTAAACCTAGATCATAAAAAGTAGGATTTGTCTGTGAAGTTCTTATGGCAGCTATATATTCATTAGAATTGGGGTTGTAATATGTTACAATAGCTAATAGTTTTTTCCCTCTATGATCAGTGTAATTGGTAACAAAAGGGCTATTAGGTCCAACGTTTTTTGTCCAATCATCGTAATCTAATGTGCCTTCAACGGTTGCCGGAATCGCAGACTCAAAAGGTTGAGATGGGCTTTTGTTTCTATCTCGCAACACATAAAAGTCCGAAGATATTACGGCTTCCTCTTCCATCTTAACAGTTTCTAACAACATGCGTATTTTTTCTCTACTCATGACTGGAAGAACTGCTGGTAGCTGTGATATTTTCTCCCTTAGATCTGGATTTGTCGTCGTTATTGAATCTTGGTTTTCTGGTCGGCGAGATTCGGGAGTTGTGACTGTAAGGACTTTCTCGATGCCCGGTGTATTCGCTATTTCTCCTAAAGCTGTAGTTGCTTCTTCGTCGCTCAAGGGGACTAATTGATTTTCTCTATAGTCCACGCCTTGATGTTGTCCCACGTAGATTTCATCGACTTTTGCATTTTGAGGATAACATGCCACATAAGCATAGGCATCCGCAACAGTGAATCTAATATCTGTTACGTCTCCTAGTGTTCCTCTCATTCTGCGTCGGCGCTCGGAAAGTTCTCCAATTGCGGCAAGGTCAGACCCTACTGTTGGAAATTTCCCTGTTGTTAGAAACCCCATGTGAACAGCTTCCAAGACCTGTTGGTTTCTTGGGTGTTCGAAGTCATAATCATCTAATAAGAGATCAAATTTAGTTCTATAATTCGGATTGGGTATATTTTTTTGTCGGGTGGATAATGGCATTTTAATTTGTGGTATTAAACAGACTGTTTATGTAACCCTCTCCGATCGGTTTCGTATAATTTACTTTCAAAAGAGCAGAATTCTTTGTAGATACAACACAATTAGATAATATCTTTACAAGCTCCGGGGCTTTTTTTACGCAAAAAGTAGCCAAATCAGGCGACGGAGTAACAGGGGCAGCCGGACCAGTTGCAACATGAGTGTGCGTCGATAAAGCTAAAAAGAGTTGTGATTGTACTTTAATCATTTCCTGTATTTGTCCGTTTATATCTTCTACTTGATCGATTAGGTCTTCGATGCACCTAGAAAGATTACCCCCCTTGACCAACGGTTGCAAGTCTTTATCATCATTTCCAGCAATCAAATCTATCCCAGAAACAACCGTGGATTCAACTCCTTGTGAATTGTAAGTATCAGTTCCCGTAATAAGTTTGATACCCTCACGAGCAATTAATCTAACACCGTCTGCTTTAATAGCGATTCCAGACCTTGCTTTAGGCGAACCAACATATCCGTCTGTTAAGTTAAAACTTTTGTCTATATCTGTTCTTTGACTAATATAAACTCTAGCTGCGTCTAAAGAAGTGTTTTTATTTGTGTATACAGGCCCACCTGTTTCGGGATCTATTTCTCTCGCTAGCATCCCACTTAAACCAGCGACTATATCTATAGCGCCACAATGCGTGTTACCAGCCCCGCCATATCCCGTGTCAAGAGAACCTGGGCGGTCACGTCCCATTATTATAAACGCATTGGTGTCAGTCGAAACAACTTTTTCCTGCTCCGCTTTATTAAAGGAAGGAACAGCTTCCATGATATAACTGTTGTTAAGTCCTTCGGTTCCTTTCTTTCTCTCTGGCTTATCGTTTACAATAGGAGTGGATGAGGTTACTTTACTGCTCCCCATTGGTCCTGTATTGCTTGAAGGAATTTTTACCATTTAAATAAATCTCTTAAACTTTCGGATAGATTATCAATCTTTTTTTGGTTTTCTTGGGATTCTTTTTTGATACTGGTACCTCAACTGTCTCTCTAAACTTAAGAGATTTTGCACGGGGACCTGTACCTCTAATTATCTTGTCTAGGTCTCTAACTTTTTTTCCAAACATTTCTTGAAAATGAGGTCTGTCTATGGGACTTTTAAAATAAAATCCCCAAAAGAATCCGAAACTTTGCCCTATTCTTCCTATGGTCTGCCATCTTTCCTCTGGGTATTTACTATCATACCCTGTTTGGGCTTTTACGCTTTTAAACCTGCCTGGTATTTTCGTTCCATTTTTTCTTCTTAATGGCTCTTTGTAGTGCTTCATTGAACTTCCTTTATGCCATACCTCAACAACATCAAAGGCTAACCCAAAGTTATGAGCACTTCGACCACCACGAGCATTTGACACTGTCTTTCCGGGAAGCTTACCTGCATCATTGGGTATTGTTCTACCTTTAGCATAAATTTTATTTTGTTCTGCATAGCTTCGATATCCAGATACAACCCTCAAATAGATACCTTTAGACTCACACGCCTTTATGAAGTCATATGTTTTTGCACGCAGTTTAGGATGCAAAGTAGCAATCCTTCCATCCGTGGTTGGGAAATCCCACGTTCTTTGAGTTCTATCAAGTTCTTCTATATTTTTTCTGTACTCTTTTAAGTTCGCTGATGCAAACTCATCTAGTGTGTAAATTTGCGTACAGTCCATTCCTTTGTTCGGCGGAGTTGCGGATGTCTTATTTTGTCCGTATCCTACTCGATTTTTGTTTTGATGGGCTAGTGCTCGTTTTAAAGCTTTTCTTGCATTTTCGTTATGCTTGGCTTCTGATGTGGCTCCAATCCCAGCCAAAAATCCTGTGGGCGAGACACGCCCAGAAATAGCAGATTTTGCCAAATCTGCCGCTGCGCCGAGAGGGTTATCAACTACCTCAATCGCTGCACCCAGTGTTTCTGCTGATCCTCCTTGACTTTTGAGCGCCGATATAGCCAAATCTTTTGCCTTATCTTTTGCTAATTGTCTTAATCTACCACCACCACGAATAGTTAAAGCAAGGTCAACCAAAAACTGTTCTGAAGAAAATGTTGCCGGTTCGCTTGGGAAATAAAGTCCTTCTCCAGCTTTCTTGTAAGCGGTTGGTTCGGGAACTGGTTGTCCTAACATTTTAGCAAGTTTGGCATTTTCCTCGTCTTCTTTTATGCCTTCAATAAGACGCTTTACAGCTTCAGGGTCACTGCCAGCCCCGGCAAGGGCGGCCAGTTCACCCAATGGTTGAGTTGCAGGATCTATACCTGCGGATCGAAATACAGCGACCCATTCCTCTACGGTTGTCCTATCTTCGGCTCGCTGCGGGCGAGCAAGTGGACTTCTTTGGTAACTAATAATTTCGTCTATATTGTTCTGATAAGTGGCCCACTGAGCGCCGATACTTGCTTGTTCTTCTGCTGTCACTGGTCCAATAGCAGGTGTGTAATGGGGAGAGTTTAACTTTCTAGGGTTACGAGGAGAAACAGTAAGAGTAGACGAGGGAGTTGGAGCAATAGGTTGCCCTTTCGGAGGTTTTGATTTGTCATTCGAGTTTCTTTGGTCAGGGCACATCTTTAATAGTTCTCCCGTTCCATCTAATAAATTTCCAGCAAATGCAGTCCTCTCAAATATGGGTCCTGCAAGACCAGGCGGGTTTATATGAACTACTGATTTTAGTATTCCGTTGCCGTAAATTTCTCCTAAACTTTTTGGGTCACTAAACGCCAATTTAACTATTGACCCTTCTAAAGGAATTTTTCCCCCTATATCGTCCAAGGACCATGCATAAAACTCCGGATACATGTTTATCAATGCTACATCAGAAGTAGATCGTGGGGCCGGCAAGTGTCCGTGAATAATGGGTATTCTTGCTCGAACCACCACAGCCGGCTCAAGGGTGAAACCTCCTGAATTCATCTGGTTGGATGCCGCTTTTTCTTTTCCGACAACGGACAAGACGACGCCATAAAATTCAGTTATGCTCTCAACTTCGTTTCGAGGCTTATATTTTTCAAACCTCATCAATTGGAGGTCTGCTAGAGGGTCATCTTTTCCTGCCGAGAAACCCGTTTCAAGTTTTACTGCTTCTGTTTTGGGAGTACTGAATGGTGCAACCATATCATCCAATAAGTCAGCCTGATTTGGTTTTACCATTATTTATCGTCCTTGATTATTTGAAACAGTTCCTCCTTATCTCTATCCGACAAAGCCATATCAGGTTTTTCTGACTCTCTCTTATGAATAAGGGAAGCTAGTTTAACCAACTGTTCATTGCTTCTTTGGAGTGTTTCAACAAATTTAGCGGCAACAGGTCCAGAATCTGCGTACCTGTCCTTCGAAACACACAAATACTCTTGAAGCTCATGCAACAACACTTCCGTCGTCTGACGGTCGTTTTCAATATTTTTGAGTGCTTTATCTAAAAGATCATCAAGACGAATGCTCATTCTAGCCTCCAAAAAAGTTTTACTATATTAAATAGGACGCTAGTGAATTTCTCCATTATCCCATTTTTGTTTGAAGGTTCTATATCGAGCACGCATCTTATTTAAACAACTCACGATCTGTTTAGTATTTAATCCTGTTATTTCTCGAAGATAAAAGTATATTGCTTTCTTGTTGAAAATTTCTATTTTTTCAATATCATTCATCAAAAGCAAAACAGCATCCAAAACTTTTTGTTCGTTTTCTTTTAGCTTGAGTGATTTCCAGTTATTTACCTCTGATAATAAAAGTTTCCAAAATTGTTTTTCTGCTTGCTCATCCAAAAAGTCTTTTTGATTTTCATGGGAGAGCGACTCAATCTCCCTAATCATACTATCGTACTCTACTTCTCTTCTAACTTTTTGAGACTGTTTTTTAGCCTTGTGGGTAAACCAATTTTTAGTTACCACAGAAAAGTACGAAAAAGCCTTTGTGCCTTGATTCGGATTAAACTTACTTAATATCGTAGTCAACCAAATCTTGCAATCATCCTTAAGATAGTCGATGTTCGGAAGGTTGGTAAATTTATATGTATAAACAATTTTATCTACCATCTCGTTAAAGGCTGGCTGTATGTGCTCCTGATATAGGTCTGTTCTAATTTGTTGATTATCTGTGTTACAGTAAGCTACTATCGCTGCTTCTGTGTCCGATGTGAAATAATGCTTTCCTTTTTTAGCTCTTCTAGCCATCTTCTGCCTCCTCTTCGACAGGGAGGACTTGTTCATCGTCTATGTCAAAAAGATCTTTATAAACTTGGACCTCTTCCTTTATGTCTTTGGTGTGTCTAATCAAACCCTCAAGCGTAGAGTCTCCATAAAAGACGGGCAACTCATACACTGAAGTTAGGTGTTCCTCGTATTCTTGCATCGCCGAGAAAAAATAGTTTGTAGTGTTTGATATCTTATTGAACCTTATCAAAAGCTCCCTAATGTACCAAACAAAAAACAAATTCACAAGGATGCTCCCTGTTAGTAAAAAGTACCAAATCATTTCTTAGTCCTTTTTTTGTATTTGTTTTTTTCTTTCTTAATCTCTTCTTTTGCTTCTTTGATGCTATCGTTGACAACTTTGCCAGTTTTTTGTTTTGAGTCAGTCTTCTTCTTCGTAACAATTTTTATTGGATTATTGTATGTCCTAGAAGGATTTTTAGCTTTACAAAGAATGCACTCTTTTAACTTATCTTTGTAAGAATGCCTGGCGTCAAAGTTTTCTTTGCACTCGGTGCAAAAGTAAGAGTAGAGACCCACTACTCAACCTCGAACTTTGGTGTTTCTGTGTTAAACGAAAACGTTGGCGGATTTGATACAAAAATCTCCTCGTTTTCAACACGAAGATTCCAATCCGCTAGTAGTTCTGTAATGTCTGTCTCTTCAGCCAAACATTTTTGCAATGTCATAAGAAGTGTCCCAATCGCTTGTTGGGAAAGTTTCAATCCAGTTTGTTCGTTAGTCATTTTTTGTTTCCTCCCTAAAGAAATTATCTGTATTTATTGCTTTATCGCAGATAAAAAGGTCATATGGTGGTTTCCACATTTTGATTTCGTGGTGTTTAGCGCCCCATTCATGTATTTGTTTGTGAGTCAACTCTGTCCAATCAATCCCTGTTGTCCCACCACGAGCGGTCCAGTATACAATCGTGTTACCTTCGTCATAAAGTTTATTTATTTTTTCTATATTTTTCACTATTGGCACAGCAGATGGATAATGCCGTTCCCCTTCGTATGTACAAATGGTATCATCAATATCTACATAAATTAACATTTTAACGCTCCAAAACGCTTGTTGTTGAATATTTTGGTATTCTATCAAAAAAAACAACCTGTTTAGAGTGCTGTGATCCTACAACTTCCCTATCTCGGTAGTCAGAGCCAACAACCAAATAATCAGGGCTGTATTCTTCTATTGTGTCCTCTAAATGCTGTTTTGATGAAAAACACACAACCTTGTCAACATACTTTATAGACTCTAAAAGGAACTTTCGGTCCTTTACAGTATTAAAAGGACGGGAAGGTCCCTTATCCTTTTTGACCTTACTGTCTGTATCAATACCCACAATCAAAATATCACCAAGAGATTTAGCATACTTTAACATCTCAATGTGCCCTCTATGCAAAACATCAAAACAACCATTTGTCCAAACAGTAATCATACTATACTAACACCTCTCTTTTGAACAACCTTTGTTGCACAAGCGTTGGCAAACTGAATTGCTTTTTCGATGCTGCTTGTCTTCACATACTCTGACACCAGGGCTGCTATGTAAGTGTCGCCGGCCCCAGAACTATCTTTGATCTCGACATGATCAACTGGATATGTTCTCTCATTGTATTTTGATCCTTTTGAACCAAGGGTAACGATTAGCTTACTATCAAGAACCTCTGTTATCAAGTGCTTTGTTCTCTCGTATTCATAAGAATTAATCTTAATGTACTTAAGATCATTACACCATTCTCCCAAAAGTTTTTTTGTATCAAGAAACACACTTTCATGTGAAAGAGAAATTTGTCTTATATCGTCTTCGGTCAGAAAACCCTTACAGTAATCAGAAACAATAATTGCTGAATACTCTGATAAATCTGCTGATTTAAACTTTTCTTGGTCAAACTTATTTTCAACTTTATCACGCAAATCTATGCGCAAAAACATGTGGTTCGTTCTAGAATCAATATATCTCGTTTTTGTTGATTCTTCCCAGTTATCGTTTGTTATGATGTCACAACTAACCCCTAAAGATTCAATATTACGAACAACGTTCATTGCCATCCCTGGATTCTGTACTGTACGAGTAGGGTTGAGGATTGGCGCAGGGGCGTCAGGACACAAACGCTCGCAATTGCCGTAGCAAAAAACATCTGTACAACTCTCACCAATAACCAGCACCTTCTTGCTCATCTTGTTAAAAATCTTCCGCCAGATGACACTCTGTCTCTCCAGTAATTCAAGAGATCATTCATTGTTTTTTCAAAAGGTATTTCAGGTTCCCAGCCAGTATGGTTTTTAAATTTTTTCGTGTCTGGGACTTGGAGGTCTGCATCAATTGGTCTTAATCTTGCCGGGTCTGTTTCGACCTTTATATCTTTTACGGTTGACTGGCTTACCAAATAGTCCAACATCTCTTTTACAGTGCAAGTATATGATCCACCAATGTTGTAATACTCTCCCGCAACAGGATCTTTAGTTACCAAAAGATAATAAGCCCTAACAGCATCTCTTACATCTGACCATGTTCTTAAGGAGTCTAAATTTCCAACCTTTATTACTGGAGGGATTAGCCCATTTTCTATCATCGCTATTTGTTTGGCAAAGGTCGATTCAGCAAAAACGTCTCCTCTTCTCGGTCCCGTGTGAGTGAACATGCGGGTGGTCATAATTGTCATCTCGTATGCTTCGGCATAATATCGACCAATTAAATCTGTTCCTACTTTCGATATTGCGTAAGGTGACGCTGGGTGAAATTTTACTTCTTCATGAATGGGTAAGAATTCTTTTGGCACTCTTCCAAAAACTTCCGACGAAGCACAGACATGAATTACGGGATTTGCTTCTGATCTCTTAATCGCTTCCAGTAATTTAGCTGTGCCAATTATATTAGTTTCAAGCGTTTCTAGTGGTGCTACAAAACTAGTTTGTGGGTAGCTTTGGGCAGCTAGATGAAAAACATATTCAGGCTTTGATTCTTCTACAGCACTCAACAGAGAAGCCAGATCATTTAAATCGCCATAGACGAGTTGTATCCTATCCTCTTTATTTATTTCTTCCGCAAGGTGAGATACATTCTCCAAAGAATCGTTCCAGCGACAAAACCCATATATTTTCCAATCAGTGTTCTCTAAAATATAATCAGCAAGGTGAGATCCAACCATGCCAGTTATTCCTGTTATTAAAACATTGGTCATCAAACAAAATCTCCTGAATCATAACGGTCTAATAACTCTCTTCGTGCCGTCCACCCAGGCCAGAAAGGTTCCTTTTCCTTAATATAGACGGCATAAATAGTTCTTCTCCACTTTGTGGGGTGATTGTTTTTAAAAGCTTTATGCAGCAGGAGACCATGTACAACCAAAACATCCCCAGCTTCGTACTCCAGTTGGAGAGTTTCTAGATCATCAGAGAGTTTGTTGCCTTCTGGATCCGTGTAATCACTTAAATTTTCTGCGTCGCCGATAGGAGCACTTTGGTACAAGTTTCCGTCTTCATCTCTAGAGAAATTAGGAGTCGGCTCAAACTTCAACATGCCGAACTTATGACTACCAGGGACCACAATCAAGGATCCATTTGTTTCATCAGCATCATCCACAATAAGCGCCAAGTTTAGGTAATTGCCGCCGTTTGGTGCCATTGGTGCAAAGTTATCTTGATGCCAAATTGACCCAAGCTCTAGAGGATTATTTGGCTTGCAAAAAAACGTTGTACTGCTAATTGGTATTGCTCTGCCGCCACATATTGCATCAGCTATGTCACACATTTTTTTACCACGATGAGCATCTTTAACACTACCGTGGTGATGGATATCTAATCTGACTGTAAAGTGACCCTCGGCCGCTTTATCCATATCACGCCTTATAACGTCAACATCTTCTTTTGTCCAGACATTCTTTAGTAAAAGATATCCATTTTCATTAAAAAAGTTTAGATCTTCTTCGGTAACAGAATAAGAGTCCATATGTGTTTTTAATTCGTTCATTCCATATTCTCCTTATACCATTTTAGTGTTTCTAATAGTCCGCTCTCAAGGCTATATGAAGGCTCCCATCCAAGCTTTTCTTTGGCATAAGAGCAATCTAGGTACAAGGAGGTTGGCACTGTTGGTTTCGACAAATCGTGGACGATTTCCAAATCTTTACCGGAGCACTCAATAACCTTCCTTACAAGATCTTTAATTTTTATTTTCTCACCAAGACCAACATTAAACAATTCGTATTTCTCTTCTTGGTTTTGTAAAGCGGACTCAACAAACAAGACCAAATCTTTGATATACAAAAGATCTCGTGCTTCTTCACCCGTACCCCAAACGTTTACTTTACCATCTTCCGACGTCATTACTTTTGTAATTGTCGCCCCTGTTACGTGTGACTTTTCAAGATCATACTTATCGTGCGGACCATACATGTTTGAGTGCCTTATTACAGTATGTTTTGTTTTTCCAAAGCCAGCATAAAATTCGCACATCTTTTCTAAATAAATTTTTGTATGCCCCGCCCCAAAATAGAAAGGAAGCAAATCATCAGATGGATTAAAGTCTGTTTCTTTAAGCGCATTCTCTGATTTTTGGTACATTATAGTGCAACTAGGGAAGACAAAGTGTTCTATACCTTGTTCAAAAGCCTCTCGGAGAAGAAGAGAATTCATTACAGCGTTATCAGTTACGTGAATATATGGTTTAGAAACGATGTCTTTAGCCCCTGTTGTCGTTGCCGCAAATTGAAATACTATATCTACATCCGTTAAGACGTCCCTGACCTCTTCAGGATTTCTTAAATCACACTTGACCCATTCCACTTCACCATAGCCAGGAACAGGGTTCCTCTTGAAATGAGTAGCTCTTATAGTATATTTTGGGTTCTTGGAAAAATGATCCAATAAGTTTTTTCCAATAAATCCAGTGGCTCCGCAGATTAAAATCTTTTTCATTTTGGTCTTCCATCTATAACTAAATCGCTTTCACCATTTTTCATAGCTGTATATATCTTATTCACAACAACATCAACATCCATAGCATTTTGTCTATCGGGCGTTGTTTTTATGTTTGTAGGGTAAACATCCAAAATATGTAAATTTTCTTTTTCGCTCTTTAGGCTATTTGAGAAACCTCTTAATCCCCACTTTGTTGCTGAATATAATGTTCTTGGGGACTTTACTTCTAATCCCACCATTGAATTTATGTTTATAACAGATTCTAAAACTGGAAGCAACTCCTGTGTTAGAAAAATAGGGGCGATTAGATTTACTTTAACCATATCTTCTATTTTCTCTCTGGAATATTCTTCGAATGGTATACTAGGGCAAACAATGGCGGCATTGTTCACAAGAACATTTACACCCCATTCTTTAGCTTCTTGACATAAGTTTACAATATCATCCTTTTTTCGTAAATCAAAATGATTACTTCCTTGGTGTGAAAATACCTCATACCCCTCATTGACAAATTTTTTTACTAGCGAAACGCCGAGTCCAGAGTTCGCACCAGTTATTAAAACCTTACCCAAAGACATTGTAACGCTTATCCACTATATTTTTGTGCTGCTCAAACCACTCTATGGTCTCCAGAATTCCTTGTCTTATTGAAATTGAGGGCTCAAATCCATACGATCTAGCTCGCTCCATATCAAAAACACGCCGTGGATCACCAGCAGGACCATCTGTAAGCCACTTTATTTCTTTATTATATCTTTCAGCTATGACCTCTGCGATTTCTTTGATTTTCACACCGGACCCGCTGCCCAAGTTTATCGGCTCTGTTATTTTATTCTTAACTGCGTGTAACATTCCGAGAGCAACGTCTCTTGCATGAATAAAGTCTCTAACAGGGCTACCATCGCCCCAAACTTCTAACTCACTATTTTCAGAAGCTTTCCTTATAAGTGATGGGATAACCATGGCATTTTTTGGATCAAAGTTATCATAAGGTCCATAGACATTTGCAGGGCGAACGATAGAACACTTACCTTCACCGAACTGTACCTTATAAGCTTCGCACTGGAGTTCTCCCATTCTTTTTGCCCAGCCGCCATACCAGTCGTTTCTTGAAGGCTGTGTTTTCCAAACTGCGTCTTCGTACAGAACTTCTGCGGGCTCATAAACGCCGACCGTGCTTGTATACAAATACCACTCCACGCCCTCGCCCATTGCTGCTTCCAGCATGTTTGTATTAAACTGCAACATTGGACCCATAATGGTGGCCGGCTTTTCTAGGCATATTTTTGGTGATGCTTTTATTCCTACAAGATTAAAAACGTATTCCATGCCTTTGCAGATATCTCTACAGCTTGAATACTCTTTTAGGTCAACTTTGCAAAACTCTATCTTATCGGACATGTTAATTGGTTCATTCAGATCAGCCACTCTTACAGTGGCACCTTCCTCAATTAACATATCAACTAGCTGGCGTCCTATCATTCCGCTACCACCAGTTACTAGAACTTTCTTATTCTTAAAATCAACAGTCATTTAGAGCCTCACATAGAGATTTTATTTGTTCCTCTGTCAGTTCTGTATGGTTTCCAATGTACAAGCCATAATCATGAATATGATTAGCCACATCTAGACTTCCAAGTATTCTATACTCATATTTTTCCAAGTAAGGTTGACGAGCCTGGTTTCCGCCTCCGGCTGTTCCAATTCTATATTCTACTGATTGTTTTTCTAAAGTGTTGCACACTCTCTGGAAAAGATCTTTATCCTTGTCCGCTAAAACCAAAGGTAAAGCAAAACTACTATTACCTTCAAGATTATAGCCTGTAAAATATCTTTCTTGGTCAAGATTGTCAAGCCATACTTTCAGGTTTTCTGCCCTTTTTTCAACCGCAAAATCTAATTTGTTTATCTGCTCTAGTCCAAGCACTGCATTAAACTCTGTATTTCTTAAGTTGTAGCCTGGTACAGCAAAAGTGAAAAGAGGATTTAGGTCTGGGTAATTCGAGGCGTATTCATTTTTGTATTCTTCAGAAACCTCTCTAATCATGCCGTGAGACCGAAACATTTTTGCCAATTGATAAACACGCTCATCATTTGTACAGACAACCCCTCCCTCAACTGTTGTTATATGGTGTCCAAAATAGAATGAGAAGTTAGACATAAGTCCAAAGTTACCTATTTTCACACCATTGTGAGTCGCTCCGTGTGACTCGCAACAATCCTCTATCAAAACTAGGTCTTTTTCTTTTGCTAGGTCTATAAGATCGTCTGTAAGGGCATCAAAACCAAGAGCGTGGACCAGTGTTATTCCTATGGTTTTGTCATTTACCGCTGCTTTTATGTTCTCATAGGTTATTGCCATATTCTCTAAGTCTACATCAACAAAAACTGGCGTTAAGCCAAGATTTACCAACGGAGCAATATCAGACACCCAGCCGATTGGTGGAACAATAACTTCGCCGCCACCCTTTAGCTCTTTCATAATGGATGCCATAATGTAATTTGCTGATGCACCTGAATTGACGAAAACTGTGTATTTCACACCAAGCCACTCTGACCATGCTTGTTCAAATTTCCGAACATACTTTGATTGTGTAAATCTAACATCCGGTTCTTGAAGCCACTCAATCAAGACTTCTTTATCTCTTTGTGTTATATTGTCGTTAATCAACGGCCATTCATACATATGCTTTCCTCGCTTTCTCAAAATCATAATCATCAAATTCTACGTTGTAATTATCTTCATTCTCTGGGTGCCACGCTGGGTTACAGAGGTTTAATACCGCAGAGGTTTCTTCGGAAAGATTTAATGTGGCTGAAGGTACATTAGCTGGCACTTCAACGACTACAGGATGATCTTCTGAAGATAAAAACTCACGGTACCCTTCTTTGGGGTCTTTAACAATAATCAAGACCTTTCCTCTAATGCAAACAAAGTAGTCCCAACGTGTTTTGTGTAAATGAGGACCCTTTAACACTCCTGCATGATAAGTTGTAACATACGCCTCCATTGGCGGAAGCTCTCTTTGTCCCTCGTAGTGTTTCCATACAGAAATCAGCTTTCCGTTGATCTCTCCAGTCCGCTGGTCCCTGGTCTCTACACAATAACGATCATATGTTTTTATCATTATTAGAAATTCCTAACACTTTTTCAACAATCTTTTCTGCCGTTGGGGGCAGATTATCTACATCCGGATGAAATCCAGCAGTCCGGGGCTCAAGACCCATCACGTCCACAGGTTTACTAGTTTCCAACATCAACTCATGAGCCATAGGTCTGGCAACGCCATCCACATAATCATCGTCAAGAACTATGCCACCAAATTTTGATTGCAAAAGAATGTTTTTCCATTCGCTTTTTATAATATACGGCTTTAACCACAACTGATGTATTACGCTGACCTTGTATCCCTTCGTCGCTAAAATTTTACTGGCTTCTTGTGCAGCAAAACGAGTAATGGATATGGGAAATAAAACTATGTCTGGATCATCATGGATTATATCTGGGAGTTCCTCTGTATTGCCATAACTTCCTCTGTGTTCCGAAACATAAAATACATCGTCCTGGCTCATAAAATCTTTGTATATTTGTTTGTATTCCATCGGTGTCATCGGAGAAACAATCTTAACTCCAGGCATCCTGTAATACAAAGAATGATGTGAGGAGCTTGCAACAGGTCCGGTTCCTCCTTCCATGGCAATACTTCTAACAAATATTGGGCACGGTATTTTCCACAGTTCTTTTGATTTGCAGGCATAGTTTACTATCATAGGTGAATTGTACCAATTAAACCCCTGATACCTTATAATGTACATTGGTCTTCTGCCAACCAGTCCAGACCCTACCACAATACCACCGCCGGCAACGTCTGCCATGGAAAGCTCAACCATGCCGTCTTCCTCATAGAGTTCCGGTAAAGTTCCTCCAACCCAACCAACAGCAGTCAAACACTGCCCAAACGCCAAGCCATTCTCTTTTGTAAGGTGGTGTCTTACAGTCTCTTTTATTGTTTCTCTAACTGTCTTTGCCATGTTTTTTCTATCATTTCCTTGGTCTCAAGATGTACATTCAAAGCCTCATCACCAAGCGAATCCATTTCTGTCTGATATCTGTCAAACGTGTCATCAGAATCTTTTCCCGCTCCACTATGCCAGTAAAGACGATGAGTGTTAACATTTAGTAAAACTGGGACACTGAAAGCATCTGTTAAATGGCTGCGTATTTCCAGAGGGTCATCAGATGTTTGAGTCGCTTTCATTTTGAAAGCTTTAGCAACGTCATCCATTTCCCAGTTTCTTCTTACCTTCTTTTCTGTTAAAATTGATAGATTATTGTCCTCTACAACAAACAAGATCGGCAAGTTTTTTGTAGAAGCCCAACCAAGAGCACCTAAAACATAATCTTCTTCAGCGGAGGCATCTCCCATCACTGCAATCGTCGGATGATTCGAACTATAGGCTGCACCTACCGCAATCGGTACCTGGCTTCCCATTAGTCCGTCGTGACCATACATATTAATTTCTGGTCCGTGTACCGACGCCGAACCTCCCATGCCATAAGCACAGCCCGATGGTCTACCCAATAATTCATCTATTAATTTAACAAGGTCGCCACCAAAAGAAAGATACAAAGAGTGACACCTGTGTTGTCCAAATATCATCGGACTCATGTCTCCAAGAACAGTAGCGATAGTGGCCGAAATATATTCTTGCCCCGCCGACATATATGTTGGAAACTTTATGTTTTTTTCTTCGATCATTTTGTAGAGATAATTTTCAAAGTTTCTACACATGGAAGCTTTCTTAAAAACCTCCATTCTAAAATCTCTGTCATTCATAAAAAACTTTCCAATCCACAACAGAGCTACTATCGTGACTTGTTATGCCGCTTATTTTTTGCGCACTTTTTAAATGCTTCTCGTCGTCATCATAAAACACACATTGACTTATTTTGTCAAGTACATTAGCTTTAGAAAAGGTTTTATATTTAAGGATTTTATTTTCTCCAAACAACTCGTAAATACCAAATTGTTTAAGCAAATTTATTGACGGCTGGTCTTTTTCTTCTAGTCCCCATGCCGCCCCAACAGATAGAAACCCGATCTCGTTTCCCTGGGAAATCAAATATTCGATATAGTTGGAAATATTTTTTCGCAAAACACAGCGTGACCCAACGTCATCAAATATTACATTACCCTCTTTTCGGTACGGTCGTAACATTTGTTTAGCCCAAATAGGGCGACCAGTTACATCATATGTGTCCCAAATTGTTCTATCTAAATCAAAAATATGCAATGTCATTTTGACACGACCAACAACAACGAATCTTTGACAATTTCGAAGTCTTTTGACAACTGCTTAAACACTTTGCCAACGACCACATCACCAGGCTGATATATCGGATCCTTCTTATCGCTAATGAGTCCTCCCCTGAAACACATCAAAAGGTCATCATCTAAAAACTCATTAGGATCTGTCTTTGTTGAAAGTTTTTTTAGGTCCATCTGCTTGCCACAGAAAACAAAAGAATCATTTTTGTAGTCATCATCTTTCAGAAAGAGACAATCTTCATCCCTTTCCATCTCCGATTCTTTACCCTCATAAGGCTTGGACTTTCTTCCGTACTCATCCTTCAGACGAACTAGATCATCTTTCATTTTTGGTGCTTCTATCTCAAACATATAAACACCATTTTCTGATACGGCTTTTGTTGAGTGAAACAACCCTCTTCTGATCATCATCTTATCAGGAGATTCAACCATAAATGAATCATTAAGAAACGATATTTTTGCTGTGCCATCAAGGACGATAAGTCCTGTGTTTTTTCTCGGGTGACAATGCATCGAAGTTCGTTGTCCCGGCTCTATCCTTAACAGCCAAAGACCTACATCATCATTTTCATACACAAGGTATTCATGTCCCCATGGTTTTTTGACAACTACGTTTTCATAGGACATTTTTTATTTTATCCTCGGTATCCGTCCGACGATTCATTGTAAGTTTCTATCGATGTCTTCATCCATGGCCCCATCCACTTGTAGTGCGGGGAAGAAATAACATTGCCAGACCTAACTGCCGGTGCATCAACATATACAGCACCAGCATTATTAATATCATCCTTGATACTATAATATCCTGAAATTTCTCTTCCTTCTACAATTCCAGACGAAATTAAAAGCTGGGCTCCGTGGCACGTACTAGCAATAACTTTGCCTCTCTTGTTCCACTCGTTAACAAAACGAAGAACCTGCTCTTCTTGCCTCAACTTTTCAAGCGCCTTTACGCCGCCTGGGATGACAAGAAAATCATACTCATTCATGATTTGTTTAAATCCATCAGCACTGTTCAATTCGTCAGTTGTTCTAGAACTTTCCATGTTCGTGCCAAGAATACCATAGATTCTTCCTGTCACGTTCGCCATAATATCTACTTGAAAACCTTCCTCGTCAAGTCTATAATATGGGTAGATAACCTCGTGGTCTTGAAACTTTTCCCAAGTAATAATTAAAGCTTTCATTTTTTCTCCTTATTATTCCAGCTTATTTCCCAATCTTTAAAATCAGCAGCCAAGCAGTCTATTTTGTAATCTTTTCTGCCGCCAGCAATTTCTTGTATTTTGTTTTTAGCAGTGTTTCTAATCCCATTCAATCCATGGGTCAGTTCAAGATTGTTGCCATCTTTTATGCCTTTTCTATAGTTCGACTCGTTGTGCCAAATGTGTAAATTCATCTGCGATAAAACAACAATAGCCCTAACGACATCACCGCTGACACTGTTTGAGTTGGATAGAAGAGTATCTATATCATGAACAATATCCTCTATTTCTTGAGCATATTCTTTCTTGTGTTCGGGAATAAAAACTTCTTTCAATTGTACAATCGACAACCTGTCAATTAACTCTGATAGTGTTGGTAGGTATTTTCTATCTGTCATGAGGACTCCATTAAAAGTATAGACTAAAAATGATTTTTATTAAGAAAGATTAAGGTTTTTTTTGATAACTGCAAAAAGATTATCGTCTGAATCGAAAAAACTCTCTGCTCTTTTCAGGTTATCTTTTACTGCCTCCAGTTTTTGATGATATAAATCTGGGCTGATCGATTCTAAAATATCTAATAGCTCTGGCCCTGTATCAAATGACAGAATTCCATCTGTATTAAAGAAATCACCAATATTTGGACAGCCCCAAAATACGGGAATTGTCCCAAGTCTAAAGCAGTCTACAAGATTGTCATTGAAATAGTTTTCATGTTTTGCATTTGTTATACTCAAGGAAAAGTAGTATTGCCCTAGTGGATCCATTTTATAATCAAAAGACTTGTAAGCTCGACCCCAAAGATCAACATCCAAATTCCTTTTTGTTATTAGATTATCGACAATCAAGTGTCGCAATTTGTGTCCTCTAGCTAACTTTGATATCTCTATATCTTTCCCTTTTTTGGAAATTATTATTGAAGCTAGTTTGCTTTTCTTTTGTATTTTACAGTCTTCCTTGTGTATAGATCCTCCGGCATGAACAGTCTTATAAAAAACATATTTTGGACCTCTGTTCAACAAGTCTTTATCATATGTAAGGATTAGATCAAATTTATCCTCTACCATTGTTATCCACTCATAAGCAAACGGATGTATAGATCGACACTCATTTAAAAGAGCAACCTTATATTTTGTATTTACCTGATCTGTCATTGGAGACAATAAGTCTTTGTCGGAAAAAATTGTTACTTCAACATCTTCTTCTGGTAGTCTATTTAATGGCTTTAAAGACTCTGGCTGTATTCCGCCGCCGTAGACCCATTCCACATTTTTTGGCTCTGGGTGGAACTCTGTCGGGGAAAAAGAGTAGTATCCCATTTCCTCGTTGTAGTTCTCCTTGGATATCAAACTACAATAAAAGTTAACTTTAGTTCTAGTCACCTTTCACGACCCTATAACTGTCACTGTCAAAATGCTGCGTTGAGAATTCAAAAAGTTCTGAATCCTCTAGAGCAATCATCTGATGTCTTAACCCTCGGTAGACCCAGAAGTTTTCTCCGGCATTTAGAATAAGCTCACTTGCTTCCTCTAGGTTGTCATCATCACCATACTTAATCAACATTTTTCCTGATTGCAGGTAAAAGACTTCATCCTTTAGCTTATGGTAGTGCCAAGAGCACCGCTTATCTTTGTTGAAAAACAGTAGCTTGCCGCAATACTCTTCCTTGTTGACAATCCACCTTTCCCAGCCCCAACCTTTATCTACGTGTTGCATTTGTAAAATACTTTTGTTTACCATACTGTCTTTCCCCCATCGATAACCATGTTTTCACCAGTCATGTACGTGCTAGCATCCGAACACAAAAACGCAATCGCACCCTTATATTCATCAATGTGAGCCATGCGACCCATTGGGATAATACTAGACAACTTCTTTACAAAATCCTCTGGGTGGTCATTGAACACTCCGGTGGGACTTAAGCAGTTTACTCTAATGTTTTTATTTGCAAAATAAACGGCCAAGTATTTTGTCATACCAACAATAGCCCATTTTGCTGCTGAATATGTGATTGGTTTGACATTTTGCATGTCTTCCGCAACATCGGGCTTTCTATAAATTCTTTGATCGGGAGCAATGACCCCAAGAT